AATTTTCTTTTTGCCAGATTTTCTTCACACCATTTTCTTCCCAAGAATACACAACTTCATACCAAGGGTCTGTTTCTCCAAAAGAATTGAAACCCTCAACGGTCACATAACCTTTGGAACCATCTGCCCGTGCCCAACGAGAACCAACTTGGATTTCGTGTGGTTTGAAGAAATGACGGACAACTGCTTTGTGCCCATCTATGATTTCAGTTTCGTAGTCCATCGGTTTGGTTGCTTATGAAGTCATTATAAGGCAAAAAGGGCACCTGTGGAGATGCCCTGTGCCAGTTCTTCAAGTGTTTTTTTCAACAGGAATGATGTGAAGGATTTCATAATCTCCTTTGGCATCAAGAAAATGAGCAGCAGCAAGTGCCATTCTCATCGTATCGTGTTTTTGTGTGCGATACTTTTCGTTTATGTCTGCTCGTTTGTAAGTGTATCGGATTTCGTAGTGGTCAATCATTTCAGTAGTTTATTCATCCCAAGGTGCTTTACGATTCATCAATGCGATAAACTCTGGTGTTGGTGGTGGTGGATTGTTGAGTCTTTCTACTAAATGATCAAATGCTTCTGCTGATAGATAGATTTTCTCTGGCTCTTGTGCTAATCGTAACCTACGCTCTTTGCTGATAATAGGCACATACCAATCATCATAAGGATAGATGTACATTTGATACCATCCTAAGCTGATCTCTTCGAAGAATGCACACCTATCAATGTTATCGGTATAATCTAATCTAAAATCAATGGCGGAAAGAATTGTATTCCATCCATCTAAGAATAGTTCCCATCTTGTTGGTTCTTCAAACCTCACGGCGTTTCATCACTCCAGTAGTATCTCAGTTTATCACCATCAGCAGAAATATTCAAATGATAAATTTTACCATCTTGTCCATAAACACCAATCCACAGTGCTCGTTCATTCATACTTTCCAGATGAAATAACTTCACCTCTTCCAGCACGATTTCGTCTGGATTTTCAGTAAATCTACTCATTTTGCCTCCCAGAACTTACCATCAGGTCCACAAGAGTAATCAAGTGATTCCCAACATTTAGCACGGAGCATATCACAGAACCTGCTCTCATTACCAGTCACAAGGTTATGAGAAGTATTTGGTGATACACAAGTATCGTGTCGGTGTCCCATTCCAAATAGATGAGAGAACCAATCCTTACGATAATACTTGCAATCTTTACAGAGTTTCATTATTCTTTTTCACTCGTTCAAGATACTCATCACTCTGTTGATACAATCGTGCAATCAAATCGTTGATGTCATTAATCGCAATCACATTATACTCCACATTTAGATTTTCACAAATGAGAGATTCAACCATACATTCAAGTGTGATTGCCTGCATATGTTCTGGTGTGATTGGTGTCCCGTGAGGCATACCAGAACACTCTTCATTGTAGAAAGCATTATATCGTGCTAATACAGTATCACTACGTTCTTTACGTTTCCATTCTTCTTTTGCAAGTTCTCTGTTTGCTGCTTCACGACGTTCTGCTTCCTCAAACATAGCATCGGGATAAGGTTCTTGGTTATTCATAAGATTCACGATCTTATTAAAATCTTGTTCAGATACTTTTGCGTTAAGTGGTTCAGTCATTCTTCATCTCTCCAGTTTCTACCAATAATATCAAAAGTAAAACCAAACCTACCAATAGAGAATAGAAATGAAAACAATCTACCATATCCCATATTGATTTGTAGATAAGGCAATTCAAACCAATCACCATATTCACCAATATCAACTTCTACCTGAAGAAGTGAATAATGTTTCATCTTAAGAAGTGCAAGACAATATTCCTTTCCATAGTCTTCTCTTACACCAAATTGAATAAGTTTCAATTCCCTTCCTCAAGATTAGTGAGTTCTTCTTCAGTCAGTACAGTTCCCATTGGACCTTTCCGCAGTCGTGCAATCTCTTCATCACGCACTTTCCATTCCTTGAACTTTTCTTCAAGGTCTTCATCCATCGTCAGTTCGTATTCCTTACAAATCTTACGCTGCTCTTCTTCAAGCACCATATCATTAAAAACCAAAGACATAGCACCACTACGAATACTTGCGGGTGTCATACCCACACACAGCATAAACTTCTCAAACAGTTTGAAATACTGTTTGCAGTTCAAATCACCAGCAGGTGCAGTAATCAGGTAATGCTCTTCTGGAATAAAGTCATCATCAGGAAACGATGAATTATAAGAAGGGGTGAATGTTCCATCAAACTTGAATTGAACTTCTGCGTTGTAAGTCATTATGAAAGTGTTTCAATACAGATACTATAAGACCCTCAACTGCAAAAGTCAAGGGTCAGTGGACAGTTTTTAAATTGGATTACGATGCTTTGTAATCTTCCTGATAATATGCACTTACAACTTTATCATCCCAACTTGTAGGCAAATTGTGTTCCCTTGCCTTAATATGATTTAGTCCTGAAAATGGAAGACCCTCCAAGTCTTCTTCGTGCAGTAGTCCATCCAACTTTTTAATCTCACTGAAGGTATGCGGAAACCTCAATGCACCACTGTGCATTCCTTCAGTCTTTCTGTAAGTACGGGACATAGTAAAATCCTCAACTACACATACTATATTAGATGTTTTCTTGCTTTTTGGCAAGTTCTTCTTGAAGTTCTTTTGCCAATTGTAAAGATCTTCTCCACATCAAATACTTCACAATCGGATTCATCGGGTTATGAACCATCCACCATTTAAATTTGCGGTATTCTACTTCTGCAAGTTTGGTAAGCAAGATGAATAACCTCGCTATGGAACTATCTGTTACGATTAAGTATCCAATACAAAAGAAGATGACAAACCAAATATAATAAGGATTCATTTTCTTAATGTCTTTAAGTGTTCTAAAACTTGCTGACGAACCTCCATAAGTTCATTATAGCACTGTTGATTATGAGCACACTGTCTCAATTCAACATCAGGTTTTAGAACACTTTCCTCAAACAGAGTAAGTCCTCTGTTCCATTTGTCTTCATAAGTTTCACTTTGCATCTTTCTTAATGACTACTGGACAGAAAGGAATAGTTTTGCGAACCTCTGCAACTATCTCACTCTTTTGAGTTTCAGTTAATCCAACGACTTTTGTAAGTCGGTGAATAATACCAAGTGCTTGTTGGCAAGAAATGATGGCTGTTGAAAGTAAAACAACCATAGCGTTCTCCTATTCTATTACTATTTAACTCGGAAATCTTTTACAAAATTCACACAAGATTTAAATTGTTGCCAATCTTCATCAGAAAAATTATCAGAAGCATAAGGAATACCTACAACTTCTGCACATAGACGATTTACATTAATTGAATAGACTTCTTGTGCTGATGCAGAGGTAGGAAATAGAAGTAGAAGAGCAATCAGTTTGTTCATTTGATAATGTTCCAATTCAGATCATCACTTTCATTCATCCAGAAGAAGAACATTCCAGAGATACTTTCCAACCTTACAAGACCATTCTTACGTTCTTTAACTTTACACGAATGAAGTTTGTGCATATAAGTCTCAAAAACTTCTTTTGCTACAGAAGTCTTTGGAGATACACAGATAAATTCAGGTTTCTGAGCTTTCATAGAGATCATAGTTTGTTTAACCTCAACAAAGGTATTATAGTGAGTTTTGAGAGTTTGTCAAGTACTCTAGATATTCTTCATAGAGTACTTCTTCCATTTGATGTGCTTGTATTTCCCAGGGTTGCTCTGAATAGTCCGTCTCCGTGTAGTCTATGCCCCTCCAGAGACGTTTACCGTGCTTATCCTTAAGAGCACCCTTAACGTGTTGATAGACGTGCCAGAGTTCGTGTAGAAGCGTCTTGGTGTAGTGCTCTGGTGTCATCTGATTGTGTATTTCAATCTCAAATGAACGAGGACGATAATCACAATCAGAAACCCATACCCATCCATAAACACTCTCACGACTTAAACCACGATGGTTTACAGAAATCTCTAGTTTATGCCTAGGAAAGTGTTTGGTAATAAACCAATCTACGATGCGACTACAACGACGCTTGCTATAATTGTATCCACTGGTGTATAATGTAAGCATCAGAACAGTGCATTCAAAGTAACATTAGTGAGACGAACTCCCCAGTTCATCAGCACCATAAAACTACCAATAAAAATCAATCGGTCTAGGTTGGAAAACCGCATAGGGTCTTTGTGTGTCTTCACCTACTATAAAACCTCCCAAGTCGGTTTTGGGAGGTCAGTGGACAGTTTTTAAAGTGTCCTATGAGTAAAAATAAGTTCTTATATCAGTAACATCTGCAATATTTTTAAATTTTTCTATCGTTTCTTTATCTACCAAATCTGGATGCACCCACCAATCTTCAAAAGGTGAATTTTCATTTTGAGAAACATTTGCGACAACTAACTCATAACCCATCATCTTTAAATAGTTTCTGGATTTAGTCCGATAAGTTCCAGTCATATCCACATAATGATCGTGTTCATAAGTAATCACAGCAAACTTATACTTATGAAAAGGAATATCCAACAAGATTTCAAATGTAGTTTTAGATGGCTCACAATCTAATTGCAAATAATCAATCTCTGTAGTATCATAATGTTCATTTAGTAATTTTTCATAATCAATCGTTGTGGCATCTTTACATAAGATTGTGTTTTTTCTTTGTTGTGCAAACATCTTACAAAGATCTTTACGAATTTCAACAGATACTCCTTTCCAATTATAGTTTTGTTCTAAGATTGCAGTATTATTTTGGAAGATTGGTTCTTGTGCTCCAATCTCCAAGTAAGTTCCATTTCTCTTTCCATTGAGAATCGAAAGAATAAACATATCTTGAAGTGACTGTCCATTACTTTTTTCAATATTCTCCAGTCCAGGAAACTTAAACTTAAATCGGTTATATCTACTCTTTTCGTATTTAATACTTTCTTCTACCCAACATCCAAGACGCATTAGGTTATCACCAACAGAAATATAATGAGTTTCATCTAACTCATAATTATTCTTCAGGTCTAAAAAGAGTTCTCTACATTCTTTTGATTTACCCCACCAATAAGAACATACTGCTTTCTCAAAGATCAATCCATATTTTCCAGGATAATCCACCGTCGAGAGTGGTTCGATATCAAAATCACAGAAGGTTAATCCAAGATTTGCTGTGGTATAACCATCAACATACATCTTATTCCATTCATCAAATCTTGCATAAAGAAAATATGCTTCGGGTCTTTTTGGTAAAAGATTAATTGCGTGTTGATATAAACCTTTTACAGTATAGTTACGATTCTTTTGTGTATTAAAGCAAGAAGCCATATGAAGCAAACATTCATATGCAAGTAATAAGTCGTCAGTACGATCTGCTGCACGAAGATAATAAGTAATTGCAGATGCTGTTTGCTGTTGTTTGTGATACCATTGTGCTAATTCATAGTTTCGTTGAGCATTTTCGGTATCGAGTGCATATGCAACTACGGGATCATTGGGGATGTTCATAAGTGTTTGGATGTCTGCTTGATTTTCTTTCCACCAGTTTGAGATATATTCTGATGCAAAATGATGATTTGGTTTTTGTCCGTTTTCTAATTCAGTATCGTTAAGATTTGTAGAATTTATTCTTGTATTCTCTACAAACAAAGGACAAGTATAAACTTTTCCAAAATTTGTGAAGAATAAACTCTCACCAATCGGCATAATTTCAGAGTTCTTAACTTCTAAATGATAAGTTTCTCCTATGCAACAATGGTCTATGATTTGTTTTACATACTCTCTTTTGAGAATATATGCAGTAATAGCCCAATCATCCCAATATCTTTCTCTTAAACAAACCTTCTTAAAATCACCGCGAATTGCAAGAAGTTGAACTGCATCCCAGTCCTTTGGGAGATTGTGAACAAACTCCTCCCAAGTAAAATTCCAGTGTTCTACAGTTTCTAATGATAAATCATCTTCACAGAAGAAACCATATTCTTCTGTAGTGTTGTAATACCAGTCTTTAAATGCTTTGAGATGTGAGACAGTGCATCCTTTTGTGGGATCTGATAATGATTCTACATACTTTCCTGTGATAATATCATTTTCCTCTGCAAATCTTTTGGATTTGATTGGAATTGGAGTGATATTATATTGTTGGAACTGTTTTGTAAGTAATTCTTGTCTTACAGTATCATCTTCTAGAGTTACATAACGAACTTCTGGAAATCCTTTCAGTTTCATATTATTTCCTCCATCAAAAAACCAGGAACTCTTAAAATATATGCAGCATTATCTTGAATGCCAAATGTAATCAAATAATCATTTTCATACTTTGCCATTCCACAGACGAACTCAATTTGATTTTCCAAGAATGAGAAGACTTGCGAAAACTTCTGAATATTCCAATTCTTATCCCAATAGGTAAACTTATGGCGATATGTTGCGTTCTTTCTTCCCGCTTCAGACTTGAATAAATCTGTTTCGTGATTGAGTGCTAAGTATCCATTTTTATATGGAATGACTTGAGAACCACCTCTCAAGTCCTTTGGTGCTTGAACCCAATCCCTTTGAACAACTGTCTCTGTGCGATTTTCTTCTGGAATAGTTTTGACAATTTGAGTACCATTTGTCCATTTTACATAGTGAAATGGTTGGTCTAAAATAGGCATCCAGTTCTTGTTGCAATACTCATCATCTGGTGGTGGTCCAGGAATACGAAATCTTGAAACTTCCTTGACTGATGTTTCCGAAAACTCAAGTTCGGAAAGTTCCATTCTTCCTGTGCCAATCGTATCCAGGTCTCTCCGAACACCTGTAAGATAATACTTATCGTTCCATTTGACGATTCTTGCGTCCTCAAGTCCTACAAACTGCCATAAAGGTTTCTTATCAAAAGCAGAAGTATCTACTTTCAACCAATGAGAAATCTCCAGGTTTTCATTCAACTCACAAATAAAGTTTGTTGTTGTGAGTGAAATGTCATTTTCTGGATTGAGATAAACTAACGGACCGTATTGATGCTCGTATTTTTGTAACTCTGAGTGATACAGAGTATATTGAATATGACGAATATTAACTAATATCTTTCCATTATCTACAAATACTGATGGATTACAAAGTCCAGTTCCATTTGTATATTCGGTGGGAATAATTAGTGGTTTGATCGTCCCGCCATTTTTCAATGCAAGTTTTACAAAATTATCTAGCATATATTAAAAAAATTTTATGTTCATCAATGTATATATTATGACAAAATATATCAAAACCAATAAAAGTTATTTTGCCATATCATTAGCACAATGTGCTCTTTGACCATTTGCTAATACATAATGGAAAAAGATTTGATGATAATAAAGTCCGTCTTTTTCTACTCTTTTGCCATACCAAGTTCTTGTATATTCGGTTGGCATTGGATCTCTCCAATGAGGTCTTTCACATCCTTTATAGACCATACCATCACCAGTATTTAAAATTACAGAACGATTTTCGCCTACAATTGATACTGCTGTTTTCTTTTCATCAGTATAAGTATCTGGAGTTTTAATCCAAATTGGCCAAGGTTTTTGAAGATTGGAACTGATATGAACCGTCACAGAGATCTCACAAGCATCACGATCTGCGTGTTTTGTTAGTTCTTGCCCTGGGAAATAAAAACGATCATAATAATAAGTATTATAAAGTTTATTTCCCAATGCTTTCTCTAATTTAAGACGAATACCTGAATGAATTGAACGATATTGTGGATGCCAATAACAAGCAAGAGATCCTTCTACTTGCATCTCAAGTTCTTCATATGTAAATTGATCTAATTTCTTACCCCAATAGTTAATCTGCCCCCTTTCTTTAGGAACTGGACGATAAAGTTCTTGAGGATCCCAAAGATTTTTAATTATCAAATATCCATCTTTTTCAAATTGTGAATTATTCGTTTTTGATGTTCCAGTGTTAAATCTTTCTTGGAAGAGGAGTTGCCCTTCAGTCATTTGTTCTGCCATATTACTTCCACCTCGGACCAACCACCCAACCAACCAAACTCTTACGAAGTCCTTTAGTAACTTTAAGAACACGATGTTGAGTTCGTGAGTCAAAAACAATTACAGTTCCTTTTTTTCTTGGAGCAAAATAAGATTTTCCATCTTCACCAAGAAGTTGAAGATTTCCACCCTCATAATCATCAGGATCAGAAAGTTGAACCACAAAGGAAAGTTTTCTTACAAGTTCAAGATTTTCATTCAAGTAATCTTGTGCTCTCCCTTCGTGATGATTACCAACACTTACTGGTTTATAGTGACAAGAAATTCCAGCATCATTATGCCATCCATAAAATTCACCTTCTCCATATTGAGTGAATTGCATATTTTCACCATCAATATTTCTTATGTCGTATAAAAAATTCTCACGATTTGCTCTTTCAATATAATGCCAAACAAATCCTGCAGTCCAGTGATGTGTTGGAACCCAGGCATTTTTTGAATTTCTTTTATCACGATTGAGAGCATCTCCCATCAATCTGGAGTCTCCCATCTGCTCTTGAAACTTATCTGTTAAATCTTCTTCAATTGTCTCTATAACTTTTTCAGGAATATCTGAAAAATACCAAATTGATTGAAATGCCATATGTGAATAATGTATTCAGATTCATTATATATCAGTATTTAATGGAGGTCAATTAAAACTTTTTGATTCCCAATTTACGTTTTCTTCGTTCCAATCATAATAAATTCCCGCTTCTTTCTCTTCTTCTGTTAGATCGGGTTTAGGTACTGGTGCTTCCCATCTACAAGTTTCGTTATTTAAAATCCAAGAATTGTATGGTTTAGGTGGAATAAAAGCATCTAAATTTTCATCATAATAATATCCAATCCCTGCAAAATTTTTTCTTATTTTGGAATTATATGAGGTTTGTTTCCAGATTGTATCAGATCCATAAACAGGTTCATAAAAAGACTTACAATAGTTAATTCCAATATTTTCATTTTCATTCCCATTAGAATCTGAACAATTTAGATTATCAATAACAAAAACTTCAGTAACAATATTATTTGTATCCAATCTTGCAAAATGTGCCATTTTATTCTCCTTAAATTCTATATCTTATAACAACAATACCAGAACCACCACTTCCACCTCCAGCTCCACCAGTACCACCTCCACCACCTCCGGTGTTGTTAGTAGCATGGCGGCCTCCATTAGGTGGTGCTACACCTACAGCACCTCCACCTGCACCTCCCCCAGAAGACCATCCTGGAGGGGCACATCTACCTCCTCCACCGCCAGAAACATATCTTCCCGATGCTGGTCCTGGAGTACCATATGCAGGAGGAATTCCAGTATCCCCTGCAAATATTGCTGTTCCTATACCACCAGAACCACCTATGGATGGTGGACCAAGTGGTGAAGTACCACCAGCAGCACCAGCACCACCGCCACCGCCGCCTGTAAGAGGTGTACCTGCTCCACCAGGATTTCCTTGTCCAGTTGATCCAACACCTCCTGAACCATTAATAGCTCCTCCTCCTCCAGACCCACCAGGCGTACTCCCTCTACCACCACCTGTTGCAGTTAGTGTTGTAAACCTAGGAGGACCAGAAATAGATGATGGATTTCCATTACTACCTGATGAACCACCAGAACCTATGGATATTGTATATGTTCCTGCTGGAAATATAAAATTGAGGTTTGATGGAATATTACTCAAATAACCTCCAGCTCCACCTCCGCCGCCGTTACCGTCACCAGCTCCACCACCAGCAACAATCGCATAATCGGCATATCCACCTTCATCTACAAAGAATTGTCCGGGTGAGGTAAAAATATGATAAGTATATCCATTTCCTGGACTAAAAATACTTCCGGTAGATGTTGCAGCAATACCAGCGGTGTTGTTAGTGGTTCTAATTTTAGAAGTAAAAAGATTTTTAAATCCACCAAGTGAATTGTTTTTAACAGGAGACATAATTAATTTGGGTAAGTTTTATATCTTATTATTATAATTCCAGATCCACCGGCACCACCTGCAGAAGGTCCACCACCTCCTCCACCACCAGTGTTAGCAGATCCCGCATTACCTGTTGTAGCTGGCGCAGCTGCGCCGCCCGCGCCACCTCCGATACCACCGCTTGTTCCCCATCCGGGTGGCGGACCATTTCCACCTCCACCACCAGCAAACCAACGTCCAGGTAAAGGTGTTGAATTAGTAACACCATAAGCTGGTGGTATACCAGGATCACCATTAAATGCTGCTCTACCTAGTCCCCCATTGCCAGCTGACCCACCAACTGCGCCAGGTGCATAATATCCAACTCTCCCTGCTTCAGATGCCCCACCACCACCGCCGCCGCCTGTGCTTCCATTAGGACCACCAGGAGTTCCTTGTCCAGTTGAAATACTTCCAACACCTCCTCCACCACCACCAGATCCACCAGGAAAACCACCTCTACCACCACCTGTTGCAGTTAGTGTTGTAAAAGTAGGAGGACCAGAAATAGTTGATGGATTTCCATTACTACCTGCGGCGCCGCCAGAACCTATAGATATTGTATATGTTCCTGGAGAATTTGGAAATAATACTCTATATGTTTCCAGCATTCCACCAGCTCCACCGCCGCCGGCGATCGCCGCGCCACCGCCTGCACCGCCACCAGCAACTAGAAGAGCATCAACATAACCAGAAGCACTTACATAAAAATTTCCGGGAGAAGTAAATACGTGATATGTAAATCCATTTCCAGGACTTAAAACAGTTCCAGAAGATGTAGCAGCAACAGCAACCAAACTTTGCGTTGTTCCTACTTTTGAAACATATGTTCCAATAAATCCTCTGTTAGTATTTTTTATTGGTGCCATTTATCAAGCCTCTCTATCACCTAAAACTACAACATTAATTGGATTAGTTGCCGCTCCTAAATTAAATGTTCCTTCATTAAAAACTTGAATGCTATCTCCATTACTTGTTAAAGTAATTGGGTATTGTGGTTCAAAAAAGAAAGTATCATTTGCTGCTAAAGAAACTCTTGCAATTCTATGTGCAGATGTTGCAACTCCAACAGATCCTCCACTATTTGGAACCATATAAATTTGTGCTTGCTGGGACAAATCTGTATTTGCAGTACCGATAGTGCTATTATAAACTGCAATACTTCTTATATAAGCAGTTTTTGCAGAACCAACACTATAAACGGTTGCTGTTGTTCCTGCAGAAACTACAACTGGAAATCCTAAATTTGCTTTTGCAAGTGCCATTATATCTTATATTTTTCCAAGTATTTATACGAATAACATCACTTCCAATAATTCTATAGATCCACCGCTTCCACCGCTTCCAGCAACTCCCTGAACACCTTGAGAACCCTGGTTACCAGTTCTTGAAAAGTAAACAGTAATTGATTCACCATTAGTAGGTATAGAACCAGATATATGTGCTACAGGAATTTTGTAATATCCAGCAGCAACTGTGACTGCTCCAGTAACACTCCAAATATTCACTACAGTGCTTCCTGCTGCTGCTCCTTGAATAACAAGGTATCCTTCTTGGTTTGGATTTGTTGAATCGTCCCAACTATCATACCAAGTTGTTTGAACATTGGAGTTGGAATCATTATTATCAATAAAAATGGTGTTTACTGCACCTATAGTTGCATTATTATATCTGATGACACCATTTCCTGGATCAGCGTCTGTGACTGTTGTACTGAAGGTATATGGAACCCCACCGTTGTTTCCTGCAGTTCCAGTGGTTCCTTGAGCACCAAGAATACCTTGAGTTCCTGTGGTTCCTTGAACGCCTTGAATACCTTGATAAGTTGTACCTAAAAAAGTTGAGAGATTAACGGGCATTTTTATTGATTATTTAGATTGATAAATGAGTTTTAATCTTTTGTATCTCTTTTTGGGATTCTTTAAATCCCTCAATTAAAAGACCAATCAAACCATTATAATTAACTGTCTTTTTATCATTGATATTTAATATCAGTTCCGGCAAAACTTTTTCAACTTGTTGGGCAATCACACCGGATGAAGGAGCATTGTTGTCTACCCACTTAAATGTTATACCATCAAGTTTGTTAAGTTTTTCTATAGGGTTTTCTATAATTTTAATATCTGTTTTTTCATTTTCATCAGATAATGACGTAAAAACAGTAGCAGATAAAGTACCGGAAGAAGGATTGAATGTCAATTTTGATGATGAAACAAATAATCCAGAAATTGTTCCAGAAGTTGCATCATCAAATACCGGATATCTAGTAGCATTAGTTGTTGTATCATCCGTAAGAGTTCCAGCCGAACCACTAGTACCCTGAATACCTTGAGCACCTGTAGTACCTTGTGTGCCTGTTGTACCTTGTGTACCTTGAGCACCTGTGGTTCCTTGAGCACCATTTGGACCAGCATTGGCATAAATTTCCCAAGTAGTTCCATCGTAAATTACATCTACAGTAATACCTTTGATATTAAAAATATAATCATCGGCAACACCTTCAATTGTTGAACCATTTCTTGCTACTGTTAGATTGGTCGTTGCCCAATCAGCACCATCTGCAATTTTAACAACATGTCCAGTTGATGGTGTTGCTGGAAGTGTAATTGTAAAGGCTCCTCCCGAAGTGTCCGCTATTATTTCATCGCCATTTACTGCAGTGTAGTTTGCGGTTTTTCTTACCCATCTATTAATAATTGCTTGTCCCACTACAACATCACCACCATAAGGTGCAAGAGAAACTGTCCCTCCAGCACCCACATCAATACTTGGAATACCCGAAACATCATTAACAGAGAAAATAGAACCAGAGGTAAGATTATTAGTAATACTGAATAACTGCCCAGCAGAACCTTCCCAAGAAAGAGTTCCTGAATTTATGGTGTCGTAATGAACATTTTTAATAACAGTTCCAATACCAACAGTACCAACACCAGATACTGCCCCAGTATATGTGAGACTAGTGGAACCTGTAGGGTTGTTAGATGCATCCTTATAAACAATTTGATTTGCAGATCCTGCTACTGGTCCCGTTGTACCCTGGACACCTTGAGAACCAGTAGAACCTTGAGAACCTGTTGAACCTTGAGAACCTTGAGAACCAACAGAACCTTGAGAACCTGTTGAACCTTGACTACCTGTAGATCCTTGAGAACCAGTAGAACCTTGAGAACCTGTTGAACCTTGAGAACCTTGAGAACCAACAGAACCTTGACTTGAGAACCTGTTGAACCTTGACTACCTGTAGATCCTTGAGAACCAACAGAACCTTGACTACCTGTAGATCCTTGAGAACCAACAGAACCTTGAGAACCTGTTGAACCTTGACTACCTGTAGATCCTTGAGAACCAACAGAACCTTGACTACCTATTGAACCTTGACTACCTGTTGAACCTTGAGAACCTGTAGAACCTTGAGAACCAACAGAACCTTGAGAACCTGTAGAACCTTGAGAACCAACAGAACCTTGTGCTCCAGTAGAACCTTGACTACCTGTTGAACCTTGAGCACCTGTTGAACCTTGACTACCTGTTGAACCTTGAGCACCTGTAGAACCTTGAGCACCTGATGTTCCTTGTAATCCAGCTGCAAAAGGAGTAGTCCAACTAACTCCAGCACCAGTAGCAATTAAAACACTACCAGCGGCACCTACATTTCCATAAAAGTCTCTTAAAGAACTATCAAGTTCTACTAATCCAACAAATGTAGAAGCACCAGAAACTCTTACATCACCCTCAACCGTAAGTTTTGATGTTGGAATTGTGGTTCCTATTCCAATAGAACCTGCGTGATACATCGGTGAAGATGTATCAGAACTATAAATGGAATAACGATTAGTTAGAGTTCCATTTACAATTGGAGTTGCTAGATATACACCATAATAATTTGTAAGTTGTCCTGTAAGTGCTACTGTTGGTGCTACATAATATCCATAGTAATTGGTGAGAGTTCCAATACCAGTTCCTGATGCAGCACCAACCTGCATAAGGTTATAAGAACCATATGCATTGGTTGAGGATGCAGAGTTGTTTGCTATTGCACCAATATTTGTTGTAGTAAAATTTCCATAAATGGTAGTTGCAGTTGCTTTTTGGATTCCTACAACATTACGATTTCCATACGCAAATCCAGTTACAACAGATTGGTCTACACTATTTCCTTGAACTACTTGACTTATAATTCCATAAAGTGAATTGGATGCATAAGAAGAAACATCAGTGGTGCTGTTTCTAAAAACATAATTATAAAATCCAAATCCATTAATTCTTGCAGTAGATGAAGTTCCTGCAACATTAGTAAGGTTTTGAAATGAATATAGAGATGGGCTATAACTTCCATTTGCAGAAGTTAATGCGTGACTGAATATTACGGGTTCATACGCTTTACCAACAGTTTGAGAAGCATCAAAACTATATGCAGTTTCTGGTTGAACTAATAAACTAACTGATTTTGCAGAATAACCTTTACTGTCTAATGTACCATACCAAATAGATTGAGTGCTTCCTATTGAAGTTTCTACTTTTGTGGTTCCTTGAACTTGTAAAGTAGTTGTTGGATTTGTGGTTCCTATTCCAACAGAACCAATACCAGTAACTACAAATGGAGTTGAATCTGGATTTGTACTATCTTCTACAACTAATGCATTACCAGAACCTTCTTGAGTAATTCTTAATGCATCAGTTGAACTATTAACTGATATTGTAGAAACACCAGAAACATTCAATTGTGGAATGCTTAAAGTTGTATCAGTAACTTGCATTCCTCCAGCAGCAAGTCTAACTCCTAATGGAATTTGTGTAGAACCAATACCAACACCATAATTAAATATCCAAGCATCAGTATTGAGACCAGTAAAGGAACCAGACTTAAACCACATTAACTGCTTATAGGTATCTGGTGTTACTTCTCCAGCAGAACTTAAACTAACTAATGGACTGCCTTCGGTAGAAGCAATCGCAATACCACCAGTATTTGCTGTTGTATCTGTAGAAGTATCATTACCAAGAGAATTTGTAACAATACCAACTACAAGATCCTTATCCTTAATTCTAAGTTCGTTAGATACAATATATGATGATGTACCACCAATGGTTATATTTCCACCAACATAAAGATTGGAACCATCAAAAGTTAAGTTGACAGATCCAGCAGGGTTATTAGAACCATCCTTATAAACAATTTGATTTGCAGATCCTGCTACTGGTCCCGTTGTACCCTGGACACCTTGACTACCTATAGAACCTTGACTACCTGTTGAACCTTGAGCACCTGTTGAACCTTGAGAACCTGTTGAACCTTGAGAACCTGTAGAACCTTGAGAACCTGTAGAACCTTGTGCTCCAGTAGAACCTTGAGCACCTGATGCACCTTGAGATCCAGTAGAACCTTGAGAACCTACATCACCTTGAATACCTGATGCACCTTGAGAACCTGTTGAACCTTGAGCACCTGTTGAACCTTGAGCACCTGCTGAACCTTGAGAACCTGTTGATCCTTGAGCACCAACAGAACCTTGACTACCTAATGTACCTTGAGAACCAACAGAACCTTGACTACCTGTTGATCCTTGAGAACCTGTAGAACCTTGAGCACCAACAGAACCTTGACTACCTGTAGAACCTTGAGAACCTGTAGAACCTTGAGAACCTGATGCACCTTGAGATCCAGTAGAACCTTGAGAACCTACATCACCTTGAATACCTGATGTACCTTGTGCTCCAGTAGAACCTTGACTACCTGTTGAACCTTGAGCACCTGTTGAACCTTGAGCACCTGTTGATCCTTGAGAACCTGTTGATCCTTGAGCACCAACAGAACCTTGACTACCTGTAGAACCCTGAATACCCTGAGGTCCAGCTTGTTGAGTAAAAGTAATGGTGGCTCCAGCACCTGCTGCAGTTGCTGTTACACCTGCTCCAACAAAGTTAATAAATGTAACACTTCCAGCAGTTCCGACTGTTGAACCTTCTTCTTTAATTGTAATACCATCAAGTACACCAGCTCCAGCAGAAGTTACTGGTTGCCAACTCCATCCTCCAACACCATCTGCAATTGGAACATAAGTATCTGTACCTGAATTATTGTCCTTATCATAAATTCCACCACGAATTCTAATATTTCCTACAATATCTAATTTTTGTGTTGCGTTTGTAGTTCCAATTCCAACTTTACCAGTAACCTCAAGTACTGTCTGACTTTCGGTATATGAACTAATACCAATCTTAAGATTTTTTTGACGGTTACTGATGTACTTTGCCATTTTTCTATATTAGTTAAGTGTTTCTAAAATGCTTGTGATAAATTTTAAGTCAGTTGCATTACTACCTGATAATACTAATTTATCACCACTTTCAAGCACTAACTTTCCAGATAAAAGATTTGCAGTATCAGTTGCCGAAATTGGATAATTTTTTAACAATTCAGTATCGGTAGAACTTCTACGATGAACTAAAGTCACATCCGCAGAAGTTGCTCCAATATTTGCAACTTGTGCTAAAAGGACAACACCCGTATATCCGACAGGTGCCGTATAAACCTCTGTTGGACTTATGGATATAACTGCAGTAATAGTTTGAAATACATTTAATGGTAAAGCCATTTCTTAATCTCCCCCTAGTGCTAAAATAAATGGTGTCATTGTTGAAAACAAACTCTTGGAATAAAATGTTCCACTAATGGTTCCTGTTTGTTGATTAATTGCAACACCCTCACCAATTCTAAAGTTTCCTGATTGGTCAGTAGATGTGAATACTACAAGACCACCATTACGAGAATTAGTCTCATTATTTTGAATTGGCACACCACCATTTTGAGGAAGTGCAGTTGCAATGTTTGTTCCAGATCCAATATATTCAAGAGAATGACCTGATGCTAATACTCTACTTTGTTTAAAGAAAGGAACTGTTGTGCCTACACCAACTGCATAAGGAACATTATCAGTTAGTGTAATCGTACATATTCCAGCAGAAACTGGTGTAGAACTTTGAATAACATAATAAGTTGGAGCAAGATTTGCAGATCCTGTTGCAGAATTAACCCCAACATTTGGCATACTGAAAGATACTAAAGGTGGCGTAGAACCATAACCTCTCCCACTTGAAACCATTTCAACGGAAATAACAGAACCATTTCTAACTTCAGCAACAGCAGTGGCAAGAATACCCCAAGGTGTTGAAGGAGAACCAATTGTCACATCAGCATTTCCAGAATATCCAGTTCCACCAGACCCAACTGTAATATCACCAACTGTATAATATAAGTCCTCAAAATAAACCACTTGTCCATCAAAAGGTCTTGCTACATTTATTTTTGCAGTTCCACCAGATTGATAGGTATGAGAGAGAGTAGAAACTCCAACATAAACCTCAAAAGAAGTTGAAGAAGGAGTTCCTACAACTTCAAAAATATATCCTTTATTTCCTGATGGGTAAGTTACAATTCCTGGTCCAGAAGAGCAAGTAAATGCAAGACCAACAATCGAAACTCCCATTCCAACATTAAAATTGTGATTAGAGTTTACTGTAATTGTGGTAAGACCTGTAGTATTATTATAAAGTGCGTTGGTTACACTGAATGTTGGAACATTTAAATCCAAAACAAAAGTATCTGCATTTGCTGCTGCAGAACTTGTAACAATACCTGTATATTTTTTTGGACCAACTCCATCGGCAACGAGTGCATAATTTCCAAACGATGAGTTTGAGTTGGTTAAATCACAAGCAGCCCCAGAACCACAAAAAACTGCAGTATCATTACAGATGGTAAACAATGAAACCAACTGTGCATAACCTTCGTTGGTAATTGAGCAACCAATACCGCCTTGATTATACTGCGTATATGAATCCAGAACCATTGACTTTAATGGTCCTATTGCCTTTGAACCATCAATCTTTAATCCAATACTATTTGGAATAAAGTTAGTGCAGTTCTGAATATAAGGTGACTGATTAAAATATCCTACTTCAGTTGGATTGAATGCAAAGATTGCCTTACCAGAATTCAGAGTGCCTGTATAAGACATCTCTGCAATATAATTTCCATTAGAAACATAGAACAAGTCTTGATTTGCATTCTGTGGAGATACTGATACTTCTCTTAAACTATCTCCAACAATTGAAACTTGCTCTGGAATAATGAGAGGATTATTTTCTAGATAAGATCCAGCACTAACTTTAATAACTGTTCCTGTTGTTGCTGTTGTAAGTGCTGCTCCAATTGTTCGTTTTGCGTCTCCAAGTTTTTTTCCTGTATTGGTGTCGCTTCCATCTTGTGTGACATAAAGAATATTAGTAACTGTTGCTCCAGCACCAAGTCTTACAATATCGGTGCCTATACCTGCTCTTTCTCTACGGGCATATAACTCTGCATCATATGTATTAAGGCCAAGTTCTCCCAAAGGCAAATCACTTACCTGCGGTGCTTTACCGGGAACTGCTGACCTTTTTATCCTAATATTTGGATCTGCCATTCAATCCTCTCATTGATGGTATATACCGTAGAGAAACTCTTATGTAAGAGTTTTTTATTATTTATAACCTATAGACCATAGCGAGATTTTGTTGTTATTTTGTTAAATTTAATTATGTAAAAGTTCTCTTATCTGTAAATAAAATATCTCTACCACCAAAATAATACCCCAAACCATTGGTAGTTTTTGTTATTCCTGGTCCAGCGAATGAAACTGTCATAACATCACCACCACCATTTTCCCCAAACATTATTCTAATTGGATAATAAACTCCCGCTGTTAATGTTGTAGTTCCACTTTTCTCCACAACTCCGTGAAGACCTCCATTATTAACAGTTGAATTTGCAGTAGTATATCCAGTTAATGCATTAGAACCTATCCATAAATGACTTGCATCATCAGAGGAGGTATAAAAAGTATAAGTTCCTGTTGTAGGTGCAAGAAAATATCCTAACCACATCCAACTGTCTAAATCAGCACTGCTAGTAAAGTTATTAATAGATGTTGTTAAGTTGATATCACCGTGCAATGTTGCGGTGGAAAAAAATGAAACAACATCATTATAATAATTAACATATCTTTTTCCTAAAAGTCCAGATTGTAAGTTAATCCAACTAGTTGTAATGCCACAATAAACACCCATTAGATTCCAAACCTCCCTCTTAATGCATTGAAGTTTTGTTGGATTTCTGCCGCTGTGAGTGCTCTGCTGTACATTTGGGTTTTTGAAGTATTTAGATATTGCTTGGTCTAAAAAAGTAATTTCCTGCTAGTGCTCCACTTGGTGATATAGGTGTACGAAAATGTGTTGATAAATCTGTTGTCTCTGCTATTCCGGGACCTGACCAACTAAAAGTAAGATTGTCTCCTCCACCAGCTTCTTCCATTACTATTCTGATTGGATACATCACTTTGCCAGTCAAAGATATAGTTGCAGACCTTTTAGTGTTTGCTTGACCACCACTTCCCAAATTCATTCCATTATTTAATGTTGCATTAGCAGAGGTTCTTGTTTCCTCTGGTAGTGCTAAATTTCCTATCCAAACACCACTATAATCATCAGATGAAGTATATATTGTATAAGTTCCTGTAGATGGTGGTAAAAAATATCCAATAGCAATAAAACCATAATTACTACCAATATCATTACCAAATGCTATGGAAGTCCACAAATTAACTCCATATCTATGATTTGCTGATGGTAGTCCAGTAGTTCCAGTAACATTACTACTGTCGTTTGCTGTGGTTAGTGGTAAAGTTCCAATATTACCATTAGCAATAGTTGCTCTCCAACTTCCGTTAAAAAACTTTCCAGCAAGTCCAAATGTTGTGCGAGGGGTGTTATATTGTACTCCCATTCTCTCTCAATACCTCTTCGTTTTTGTATTTATGTTAAATTGAGAAACGACTACGAAGGGCGTTGAAGTTTTGTCGTATTTCTGATGCCGTGAGGGCTCTGTTGTATGCAGAAACAGTTGCTATTTGTCCTGCAAAAACATCACAACATCCACCATAACCAACTCCAGGATTTTGAGTACTAAATGCAACATTACCACCAGCACCGGCAGAAATAGTTGCACTCCCAGATGCAACACCATCAATATAACCATATATTGTATAAGAACCAAGAACAGCAGCACGGTCAAACACAGCAGTCATCATATGCCAATTTCCATTTGTTAGAGTGCTTCCGCCAAGACCACCTTCTTGATATCCAGAACCACCAGCACCACCAATAAGATAGTATATGCCTCCAGTATCAAATACCCCAAATCTCCATCCATCAGCACTAGCAGTATTACTAAAGATAGTTTCTCTATCTCCTGCTGCTTTTACTGATAGATTTCTTCGTATAAAAGCACTTAAAGTAAAACTACCAGTTGATGGGATAATCATACTTGACATAGTAAATCCATTACCAGCACCAGCACCAGAAGTAGATGCAGGACTATTCACACTAAAATCAAAATAACCAGAAGAATTATATGTTACTTGACCACCATATCCACCATTATTTGTTCTTGTTGCATTATTTCCACGACCACTCAAATCAGTCCAAGTTTCACCTGTTCCAGGATAAGACTTTGTATTTGCTGCATCTAAACAAAGAACTAATCCTGATGTAACTATTGAGGGTGAGTGAGCAAGTGCCATTTATTCAAATTCTCCTTCTGTCTTTGTTCCTCTTTTTGGTTTCTTTAATTTCTCAAGTTCTGCACTCAAAGCACTTACTGTAATATTAAGTTTTTCTACTTGAGTTTCCAATACAATATTTTGATTAAAAAGTTCAAATGATTTTTGTTGATATTTTGCAATTACTGATTTCAAATCATCTTCAGACATAAAAATAGGAGGAGTTATCTCCTCCTATTTAGAATATGTGATTAATCTTTAGAAAGTTCCAGCGTCAATCGTGATATTTTGGAGTTGCAGTTCAGAACCTACACATCCAATCACCTGAGCAGAACCACCTGTACAAGAATTATTAATCCAGAGTTCTCCAACTTCAATTGGAGCAAATGTAGATACTGTGAGTTGTGGGTTATTATTTCCAGATCCACCTCCATCAGTAACTACTGAACCAAACTTAAATCTTGAATCAGAATGCTCCCAGACAACTGCAGATTTCTTTGCTGCATCCGTATAATAGTTAAAGAAAACTCCAAGGTCCCAAGTAGTTGATGAAGAAGGAGCAGAACCATCAACAACACCAAGTTCAATAGTACGATCTTCTACAGTAATTGAAGTAGTATTAACTTGAGTTGTATTTCCGTTTACATAAAGATTTCCTTGAACTGTTAAATCATCTGCGATGGTAACATCATTTGCAACAATCGTAATTGCCGTGGCACCAGTGTTTGATGATTGAATTGTGCCAGTTCTGAGTGTTGGAGCACTCAAAGAAGTTCCGACAACAACATCATTTGGAAGACCAATTGTAACAGTCTGTCCAGAAACGGATGTTTCTACTTCACTCGCAGTTCCACTAATCGTTAATGTCTGTGATGTGTTGACTGTGCTTGGACCACCACTATCAGCATTCAGTCCAAGAGTTACATCAACAGCATCAACATATGCCTTAACTGCCTTTTGAGTTGGTAGATAATTATCACTATTTTCTGCAAGAGATGTACTTGCTGAAATACCAGTAATACCAATACCAGAAGTGCCAGAAAGTTTAAATGTTCCTGTTGTAGTAATACCAGTAACAACTAGATTTCTTGCAAAAGTTGCATCTAAATCAGAGAATGTTAATGTATCACTTGCATTTATTGAACTTCTATAACTATTTGCAATAACTTTGCCTTGGAACGCAACATTTCCAGTTGATGTTGAAAGTGTAAGTGCTGTTGTTCCATCAGATGCCTTAATATCATTACCACCAATTTGAATATCGCCATTAAATGTCACATTACCTGTGCTATTTGCCAGCGTCATTGCTGTAGTTGTATCTGCTGCCTTAATGATTCCTGCAGCAACATCACCTACAAATAGACTAGAGAACAAGTAATTTGATGATGGGTTATAGTAAATACCAGCATCAACACGCATCGTTGCACTATTAGTGCTTGTTGCATTATCAGTAAAGACTAAGTGATAGTTAGTGTTTGTTGAAGTTGATGTAGTATCAACAGTTGTCGCTCTAGTTGCGGTTGATGTAGTACCATTAAAAGTACCATAAAAATTTGATGCAGTGATCGTGGTATCAGACATTGTGATACCTGAACCGACAGCAAGGCGAACTCCATCCGCCATCGTTGTGGTTCCAATTGCTACACCATAGTTAAAACCAAATGCATCAGTTGAGAATCCAAGAGTTCCACTCTTGAACCACATCATTTGCTTATAAGTATCGGGAAGAGTATTGATTCCCGAGGCACTAAAAGATACTAATGGACTTCCTACAGTTGATGCAATTGCAACACCTGCGTGATTTGCAGTATTATCATTTGGCGTGATTGATGTTGTATATCCAAGAATAATGTCTTTGTTTTCAATATAAACATCAGTACCACGAAGAGTAACTGTGGTTCCGCCAATATAAACATTACCAGCTACATCTAAATCTCCATTTATATCTAAACTACCAACAAATTGAGAATTCCCACCAACATAAAAATTTTCTTTAACTGTTAGGTTCTTGGCAATACCCACACCACCATCAATCTGGACAGCACCAGTATTTTCGTTGCCGAGAACATTATTTGTAGTTGAAGTAAATCCAACATCATTATAAAAAGTTCCAATACCCCCAACAATATCAATAATTGTAAGACTATTTATTGAGTCAACCCAAGATAATTGTCCACTTTCATTTGTAGTCAATACTTTTCCACTATTTCCAACACCAGTTGCTGGAAAAGTGTAAGTAAAAGTTGCACCAAGTCCTGTAGGAGCTCTTAAATTTATTGATTGCGACCCGTTATTAGAAACAAGTTTTAACTTTGAAGAATTTGTTCCATCTTCTCTTTCCCAATAACGATGAGAACCAAAGAATTTATTGTTCGCTACTGAGGTATCAATACCAATAAAAAGGTCAAAGTTATTTAATGAAATTGCTGGCTCACCTGGACGGAGTGCAGGTACGGTTCCTGCTACCCCTGCATTACCTCTTTTAAACTGAAGTACTGGTGCAGGCATTTCTTTATGCTATTTACTTTTAGTTATTTAGTTTAACTAGAAAGTACCTGCATCAAGATCAATTTTATTGTCTAAATCAATATCCAATTGATTTTCAAAGTCGGCAGGCAATCCTGGTTGATTAGGTTCATTTGTTGCAGCAGAAAGAACTTCATCCGGATTTACATCTCTCCATTTTCCCGATGCAGCATCATACATCAACACATACTTATCATTATTACCACTAATTTCTACATCCGTAAGTTCATCTAAATTCTGTGGCATAATTTGAATTCCATAACTGATAGAAACTTTTGGATTGATTGGTTGTGAAGATTTGACTGAATAATTATTACCAGAAGAAAAGGTAACTTTATATGTCATAGGGATACACTCTCTTCTACAATTGCAGTACCTTTAATTACCTTCGTTTTCTTTCCATCAATTGTTAAAATGACATCAAAATAATTTCTTCCTGCCTTAAGATTTGCAGTTTGTTGTGCAGTGAGTCTTAATAAAATAGTTCCGGTTGCTGCAGTAATAGTCTTGGAAAACTCTTCATATGAAGTTGCTTCAGGATACTTACGAATACTTGCATAAGTTGTTGTAAGACCCGTCAAATATGTTTGAGATTGGTCCGGGTCATAAAGATTAAAGGTTGCTTCAAAATCAGTTCCTTTATCGATTACAATATTCGTAATTTCAGCAACTGCCATCTGTCTTAAGAACTTTTAAGTATTTAGTATACCTTTACTTCTCTATAATCAGAATTACATAACTCATTGACTTCTTTTTTAATCTTTGCTCTTTCATCATTAGTGATATAAACACTGCGAGCAAGTTCAATAAACTCTTCATCAAAGTGTTGTAATTTTTCCTTTTCTCTGAGTCTATCTTCTATTTTCCAAAGTTTTTCATTCACTTTTTTGAGTTGGACTTCATACCCTAAAGTATATTGAGTTAGACAACTTTTAATTAAATTGAGATCTGCTAACTCTTTCAAAACATATTCGTTGTTAGTGAACATAGATTTTATTTCTAAGATAGTAATCTTATCTAAAAGTTCTCCAACTGATATAGGAACTACTACTTTCATAGTGGATTATTTAAATCAAAGTTATTCTGAATAAACTCAATCAGATCTTTGTTTTTAGAGGCAACTCCAAGACCAAAAGTATGAGTAAAGGTTACTTTTGGAAGATCCAGTTCATCAAAAAATTTCTTCACACCATATTGATTTCCATTCAGTTCTTCAATACAAGTATCGTGGAATAGTATCACACCATTTTCTTTTACAAACGGACTCCAAGTTTCATAATCGTGCTTTACTGATTCATAAGCGTGATCACCATCAATATGTAAGATGTCTATTTGCTTATCCCAAGTCTTTGCAACCTCATCAAAAAGTCCTTTGATGAAAGTCACATTATCTTTCATAAACAACTTCTCTTGCTTATTGAGAACATACTCATAAGAACCGTGATTTCCACCAGTAAATTGATCTCCTTCAAAAGTATCAACACCATAAACTTGCCCAATACGAGGCATTGCAAAACAGAAAGTTGAGAATCCCCAATCAACTCCAAGATCCACAGTTACTTCTGGATTGACTTGCGTTACCAACCATTCAGCAAATCTACGATGACCTCTCCAGCAAGAAGGAATATCTTCAAGATTGGTTAAGAATAGTTTATCAATTGCACTAAGTCTTTCTGGTGATGAAAGCATATCTGGATTGAATCCAGTTGCAAAAATTGTAAGATTGGGATTATTCAATCTCTTAGAAAGTTCAAACAAATATCCAAATGCTTGAGATAAATGAGAACCTCCCATATTCATTCCTTCACTAACTGCGTGGAATGCATAATTCATTCCTCGTTGCATATCACCCGTATTCAGTAGAATTTGACTGCAGCGAATAAAAGCAAGAATTCTAAAACTATCAAAGTAAGGTTTAGATACGTTTAGAAACTCTTGACCATATTCAAGTGCTTTTTGTGCATTTTGGACATTATAATAATGATTGAAAATAAACCAAATCCAATACCAGTCAGTAGGATTTTTTTTATGCTCTCTTTCACAAATATTAAAGTAGAATAATTCCTTATCTACAGTCTTATTAATTTTCTTAGTAATCTTAATGGTAGTATCTACACAAACTTCATTCAGATATTCTTCTGTTGGAATAAAGTTTGGAACTTCGTGAACAGCATTCACCCAAGTATAATTCTTGGTTCTATGAAGACGAGTATGAACTTCATTAGACTGAACTGGTTCATCACCACCATTATCATCATATCTCAAATGTCTGAATGTGGTAAATTCACCAGCAATCACACCAAAACCTTCTGGATGAAACTCAGAAACATCCTCATTAAAATCAAGTGCAAATGCCCAATCAGTTTCTACATAAGAAAGTGCCTGATTTCTTGCAACTGAAAAATCAAACTCTTCACGAGTTTGTGAATGCTCATAAACTTTAATACCAGCATCCTTCAGTAGTTGAACTGTATCATCTGTGCTTCCAGTATCAACTACAACTACATCATCAAACTTCTCTGCATTCTTGAGAAACTTTTCAATATTCTTTTCTTCGTTCTTTGCAATTGCGTATAGTGTAACTTTCATAAGTATGTGCTCCAATCAATACACGGGGATAAAAATTGTGAATGACAGTGTGTAGAATAACCAGGAATACTTGAGATTAAATTCCTTCCTTTCTTATGTAGTTCTAAAAATTTACCGTGGTCTGCAGAAGGTTCAAATCCTGTTGAGAAGTGTCTATGAATTTCTTTATCTTCTTTGAGTGTTTTAAACTTAACAGCAAAAGTATTTGTTGTTGAAGGAGTTGGCATCCAATGAGAATATTTTGTTGCTAGAACTTTAGTCATAAAGTCCTTATACATCTCCTGATACTTATCTCCGTGGTCGTATAAGGTTGCGTACTGAACTGGAAGAGTAAATGCATCTATGAGAGCCCTATCCCATTCTGGACGGTGTACATAATCATCTTCAAGAAAATAGATGATTGTATCATTATCAAAGTCTTGAGAAAGAATATGGTCTAGTGTCTTACAAAAACTAGAACTTTCTTTACCGCAGTTAATTGTAATTGACTCTTCATCTTTGAGGAAAGTGTCTTCTTGCTTTCCATAACACTCATCAAAGATGATTGTATAGTTGGTAGTTTCTGGATTGAGTGTATTCTTGAAATTCTCAAATACCTTTTCTTTATCCCACCAATCTGGACGATTTGCTCCTGAAAGATTAACTTTGGATGTATAACAATGTCTTAAAAATACTTCAATCATATGTTAAATTTATCATAAAGTTTAGTGTTTTCTTCACCAATCACTTCTTCAGGAGGTGGTGAAGTTCTTTGAAGTTTTGAACGAATTTGATGAAGATTATCAATACCCCATTCGTGGTCTTTTTCTTCGGCACAAGTATTAAAGATGCTGGAAAGATCGTGTGAATGAGATTCTATTTCTAGAAACTCATAGATCTTATTCAATTCTCTTTCTGGTTTTTGTGTAAGATCATTATAATCTACTAGATGAATATTTGATCTGTTATGTGTCAATCCATAAACCAAACTTTCATAAGGATCGCAGACATAATTCTTCCAAAGACATTCAATACGATTATCTGTTGTAATTGGTTTTCCTTCTCTTCTTAAATGAGCATCTACAAAATTATCTGCTTCATTATTTCTTTGAATGAGTAGAATATAAGAAGCAAGAACTTCACTTATTCTACGGTTGGTTGCTATGATTTTTGGAGTTTGATGTAGAAACTTTTCAATAGAAGGTACATTCTTGCACCAACCACGATGTTTGTCAAGTATGCAAGGTTTCTCTATGTGATTATAAAAGTTTTCTAGAATTGAATTATAAGTATTGTATTGAATTTGTTGCTTATCATAAGTATATTGAAGATCCAGTTTAGAAAAACCTTCATCAATCCAACAAAGCAAATCTGCAAGTGGTGATGTTGGAGTTGCTTGTAGTTTTGGATGTTGTGAAAGAATTGATCCAAGTAAAGTAGAACCTGATCTTGGAAGACCAGAAAGAAAGAATAATGTTTTCATAATTAAAGAATAATATTTTACTGATAATCATCTATGTATGTGATTGCTGCTGTATGATATTGTCCACAAGAAACTTGTTTCCAGTTGGTTCCTCCTGCAAATGTGGTGACTGGAGTGAGTCTATTGATTCCTGATGTATTATTTCCTAGTGCTCCATAACCATTCCCACCCCAAGTCCATAAGGTTCCATCAGTTTTGATTGCTGCAGTGTGAGATTCACCACAAGCAACTTGTTTCCAGTTGGTTCCTCCTGCAAATGTTTCTATTGGTATGAATACTGAATCAAAAAAGGTTTCACCAGCTCCCAGTCGCCCATAACCAGTAGCACCCCAACCCCACAAAGTTCCATCAGTTTTGATTGCTGCTGCATAATTTTGTCCACAAGAAACTTGTTTCCAGTTGGTTCCTCCAAAAAATGTGGTGACTGGAGTGTTTCTTTGGGTTGATGTAAGGTCTCCTAGTTGCCCATTATAATTATATCCCCAAGTCCAAAGAGTTCCATCAGTCTTGATTGCTGATGTATGGTTATTTCCACAAGCAACTTGTTTCCAATTGGTTCCACCTGCAAATGTGGTGATTGGAGTAAGTCCATTAGTTGTTGTATTGTTTCCTAGTTGTCCATTATAATTACGTCCCCAATTCCATAAAGTTCCATCAGTTTTGATTGCTGCTGTAAAATATCCACCACAAGAAACTTGTTTCCAGTTGGTTCCTCCTGCAAATGTTGTGACTGGAGTGAGTCTTTGGTTTGTGTTATTGATTCCTAGTTGCCCACTATCAGCACGACCCCAAGTCCATAAGGTTCCATCAGTCTTGATTGCTGCTGTATGAACAAATCCAGCAGAAACTTGTTTCCAATTGGTTCCACCAGCAAATGTGGTGAGTGGAGTGCGTCTATTGAATCCTGTATTGCCTGTATTGTCTCCTAGTCGTCCATTATAATTATATCCCCAAGTCCATAGTGTTCCATCAGTTTTGATTGCTGCTGTATGACTACCTCCATCAGCAACTTGTTTCCAGTTGGTTCCTCCTGCAAATGTTGTGACTGGAGTAAGTTTACTTGTTAGATTTGTATTATCTCCCAGCTGTCCATTATAATTATATCCCCAAGACCACAAGTTCCCTTGCCTAAAAGCATCAGCAGGCACAAAAACATCATCAAAAGAATATACTTGACCACCTTCCGTATAGTTGTAAAAAGTAGGCATCTTAGAGAACTTCCCAAATATGATTGTTTAGATACAAAACTGGAGTGTTCATCTTGATACTCCACTCCTTAAAATATTCTAATATATCAGTATTTATCTCTTTTCTCATTAAAGTCAATCTTAAATACTGACCATTCTCATTATTTTCAACAGAAGCAAGAACTCCACATTTATCAGGTCTCAGTTCTTCTGATATTAATTCTTGAGACCAAGCACAAAAATACCCCTCGCATACTTTTGGTCTTACCTTATGAACACTACATCCACTTTCACATAAGAATTTACAGGACTTTCCACCACCAAACTCATAACCATAAGCACTTCCTTTTAACCAAGTGCAGCAAGCAGTACAATCTCCACAAGGTCTCATAAGTATTCTACCTCTTTAAAATAATGAGTATAAGGTTCATAGTCACTCATACCTTTCTTTAATGGAATTGGATGATTGTCCGCAACATAATCATCTTGTCCATATTCCATAAAGGATTTTGCTTTTGCATTTTTATTGGTTCCTATCCAGAACTCTCTATCAAAACGATAATCAGTATTCAAATAATTGTGGTCTAATGTTTGAATATAAGATGCATTTGCCCACCAGAAGTTTCCGCAATAACAACTTATACCCTCATTAGAAGTAATAGATCCATCACCCCATATTGTTGGTCCTAGTGGTTTGAATGTCTGTCCAACACAATCATAATCATTTAGATACTCTACACACTCTTTCCATTTATCAATTACAAAATATTCCATCATCAATCTCCAAGAATTTGCAACAAGAGTTTCTTTACTTGTTCCTTTCATATGAAAATATAAAATCTTATAATCTGGATTTTCATATGCAAAGTTCTTGAGTGCAATTAGAGTTTCTGTTTCTTCTTTCCAGTTACTGTTATAAACAACTTTTGCTTTTTCTGGAACATTAAACATTTCCTGGTCACCATTCACGCCAATATGAATATAATCAGCAGCATCAATCAGTCCAGAACAATACAACCTATGAATTTGAGATTGATAGACAAAAGCACTCATACCAGATTGAAAGGTATGATAGAAGATTGCGATTTTCATAATGAATATCTATCTCCATCCATACCCTTAATCAAATCCAATCCAAGTATTGGAACATTTAGAATTTTATCTCTATCAATAAAATGATAGAAAGAATGCTCAATATCAATTCCAGCAGTTAATTGAATTGCTCTTTCCATATACTGAAAACTTCTTTGAAGAACACTAAAAATATCATTAAACAAGAACCTATCAAATGACCACAACCCAGTTACAATACTTCCTTTGCACCCATAAAGAGTGGAGTAAATATTTTCAATATCTTCAAATCTTTCCTCATAATCATAATACTTCATCACATACTTATTTGTTAAGAATCTAGTCTTATAGTCATTAATATCAAAGTATTCGTTCAGTTTATATCTACCACTTAACTTGAATACTCTGGTTACATCACTAAAGACATTATGTTCCATCATATGATGAAGAACAAGTTCTAAACATCTACACTCAAGCATAGACTTTACAAATGTAAACTTATCTGGGTCTCTATGAACATTTTCATAAAGAGATTTCATATATGGGTCATTTCCACACTCCATAAACAAATCAGACTTTTCTCTTAAGATGTCTTTGTATTCTTCCTTAATTGAAGTTTCTGATGCTTCATAGATTAAAATATAAGCATCAGGAGCTTTATCTCTAATAGATTGAATGGTGTCTAATGTCTGCTGAAATCTTTCTTCTGCTTTGAAAGCACTTATATGTTCTTCGTTGAAATGATTGATTGCAGACCCAACTAAAAACAAAAACTTATAGTTCATAAAAACACGATGAATGATGTGGAATGATTTTTTGATCTTCTAATATATTATTTACACGAGTTGTCCAGAGGTCTGGAATTGAATCTTTAAACTTACTAATTCTAAAATAATGCCAGGTTGCTGGATATAAAGTTCCTGTTCCATACATTCCATAACCAGAGAGTTTATATTCTTCAGGACCATCATACCCAACTGAATACATTAACTGATAAGACATTCCAATTTGGTCTGCTCTTAGTGTTAAAAGTTGTGCAGTATCTATCTGTACTCCATTCTGCATAAACCAAGAAAAGTCTGGATTGCCTAATGTATTCCAAGCATCTTTTGTCACAATCAAACAAGAAGCAGCAGCATAGATATGATTTCTCATTTGTGTGTGAGAAATGTTTTGAGCATTACCCACAAATGATTGATTATCTACTGCCCAGGAATATGCTTTCCCCAGAAGTTCTTTGTTGTGAGGAAGGCAATCAATATCAAGAAAACAAGCAACTTCTTCTTGTTCCATCACAGAAGTCATAAACTTTCCGTGAGCAGTATAAACATTATCATAATCAGTAAATTCTTCACTATGATATTGAACTTCAATACCTATATGATTACAAACTTTTTTATGGTCTTCTATCAGTTGTTCTGGAAGATTGTCTGTATAAAATGTATGAAATTTCATAGGTAATCTGTATTAAAACTAATAATAATTCGTTCTTCTGTTTCTTCTTCTGTATAATGAACCAAATCACTTGAGAAGATGACTAATAATCCTGGATAAGGATTGATTGATGTATCTGGAAATATCAAAGGAGTTTTTCCAGAAATATAAAATGCTCCACTTACAATACTTTCTTCGTGCTTATGTGCTTTGAGTTTGTTTCCTGGTTGTGAGATATTGAACCAACTGTTGATAAACTTGAGTGGAGGAATCTCATACTTATTGCAATACAATCTCACATATTGTTTGATTGTATTTTTTAATCCAGTTAATTCTGGATACATTAGAGTAGGCATTCCGTGATTGTAAGTAGAAACACCTTTGCTTACAAGACCGTGAGAATTGGTTTCTATCTGTAAAAGTTTACTCTTAATAGTATTGAGATTCAGAAAAGATAAATCATACTCCCCTATCATTCATAAACTCTCCATTTTTAGAGAAGGATTTTCAAATAATATGGGAATATTTAATTTTTTTGCCCAATCTTTAAACCAAAAAATTTCATCATCACTTATTTGCTTACCATTTATTACTACTACCTGAAAATACAATCCATATTCATTATTTCTTGCATTAACTAAAAAATTACATTTATCAGGTCTCATTTCTTCTGGAAGTAAATTTTGACTCCATACACATTGATAGTGACTACAGCATTTTGGTCTTAATTTATAAATGCTACAACCATCATCATCTAAAAATTTACATTTTTTCCCCCCACCAAATTCCCACCCAAAAGCAGTATCATTGGGCCAAATACAGCATTCTTTACATTCTCCACATTCACGAAACATAATTTACCTCCAATTTACTGTTCATAAACTCTTTAAATTCTTTAATAGGGGCATCCCAGGTTCTTGGTTTCTTTTGACGAAATAAATGAACATTATCTCCATACCACATAGATTTTCCTGTTGAACTTGTCCAAACATAGTATTCCATAATAGGAACAAAGACACAGACTTGTTTTCCTAATGATGCTGCAACGTGTGCTACAAAACTACAAGAAGTCACAACCATATCAAGGTTCTTAATGATGGAGAATGTATCAGCAAATTCTCTACCTTGAACTGAAAGTGATTGTTTGATTTCTGGATACTCATCAGCATCCTTATTATCACTATGAGTTTGTAGTGAGTATAATGAGTACCCTTTATTTCCCAGCACATTCATATAGTCTTTAAGTTCTACACTTCTAAATGAGTTCTGTTCAAATCCAGAGCTAGATGCCCAGAACATTCCAATCTTATATCCAGTATCTTCCTGCATCCATTTCCACTTCTCATCATACTTTGGAATGGTTTGAAGATAAGGTTCTTGTCCCAAATCTTCTATTGTTAGATTAAGATAATAGGGAAGTGCAAGTCCATAAACCCAGCAGGCATCTTTAGGAAACTCTGGATTATCATAAACACAAACAGCATCATACCTATTATGCTGAAAGAGTTCTACAAGTTCTCTTCTGGTTGAACTCCAAATCGGTTTCATTCCAAGTTCTTTGAGATGCTTCATAAACCTGATATGAATCACTTCATCACCAGCACCACATTCATTATCTACAATAATTGTTCTTCCTGGTGTAATGGTTCCATCCCATTTCTCATATTCAGGAAGTTTTCTATTCTTATATGCTTCTACTTCTCCTGCTTTGAGAAAATGTTGAAGTCCTGTACGAATATCATCCTTCCTAAAATAATGTCCCGATAAGTTGTGATATGCTTTTCTTTCAATTTCTTCTGGTAGTTTCTTTTGAAGAAGATTGAATAAAAGTTTTTCTGATTTTTCTTTTTGATTAATTGCAGAATAAGCAAAAGTTTCCTCAAGAAGAAGTTCAGTATCTTGAGGATTTTGTTTCTTTAGTTTTTCAATCTGAGTAATTGATTTCTCTGGAATATTAGACTGATTATAGGCATTAATCAGGTTCTTTGCTGTTGTATATTTTTCTTCTTTTGTTTGTGCTAATTTAAGACCTTTTTCTCCATACTCAATTGCTTTGGAGAAGTTCTTAAGTTCAAAAAAGCACTTTGCAATCTCATCATATTGTGAGAATACTTGTGCTCTTTTTCCAAAAGCATCTAGAAGTTCAAATGTAAGTTGATGTTCTTGAAAGGAATATAATGTTTTTGCAACTAACTCAAGGGGGTTCATATAAGAATAATGTATTTGAAGGTATTTAGATACCTTGCAAATCATCTGAAGTTTTGATTGCTGCAGTATAATTAGGTCCAGCAGAAACTTGTTTCCAATTGGTCCCTCCAGCGAATGTTGTGACTGGAGTGGATCTGGAGATTATTGTATTATCTCCTAGTTGTCCAAGATTATTAGATCCCCAAATCCATAAAGTTCCATCAGTTTTGATTGCATTTATAGTACCGGATACACAAGCAACTTGTTTCCAGTTGGTTCCTCCTGCGAATGTAGTAACAGGAGTAGATATATTAAGAGCGGCATTTGAACTATTAATCCCAAGTACTCCTGCTGAAGTATTACTACCCCAAGTCCATAAGGTTCCATCAGTCTTGATTGCTGCGGTATGATTATTTCCACCAGAAACTTGTTTCCAGTTAGTTCCTCCTGCAAATGTTGTGACTGGAGTAAGTTTACTTGTTAGATTTGTATTATCTCCAAGTCTCCCTCCACCAGGCTCACCCCAACCCCACAAAGTTCCATCAGTTTTGATTGCTGCTGTATGATATTGTCCACAAGAAACTTGTTTCCAGTTGGTTCCTCCTGCGAATGTTGTGACTGGAGTGGATTTAATAAATGTAGTTGTATTGTCTCCTAGTTGCCCAAATGCACCATATCCCCAAGTCCATAGTGTTCCATCAGTCTTGATTGCTGCTGTACTGTATCCCCCCCCAGCAACTTGTTTCCAGTTGGTTCCACCTGCAAATGTTGTGACTGGAGTAAGTCTATTGGTTCCTGTATTGTCTCCTAGTTGTCCATTACTATTATTTCCCCAAGTCCATAAGGTTCCATCAGTTTTGATTGCTGCTGTAAAATTACCTCCACAAGAAACTTGTTTCCAGTTGGTTCCTCCTGCAAATGTAGTAACTGGAGTGGATCTAATAAATGTAGTTGTGTCATTTATACCAAGTGTTCCTACAACAACTACAGAACCTTTATTATTACTATTGGAAAATCCCCAAGTCCACAAAGTTCCATCAGTTTTGATTGCTGCCGTATGCCGATATCCACAAGAAACTTGTTTCCAGTTTGCTCCTCCTGCTATTGTTGTGATTGGTGTAGATATATTTACTAATGAATTATTGTTTCCTAATTGTCCAAAACCACTATATCCCCAAACCCAAAGTTCTGGAGTAATCAACTGATTTGCAATCTGTGGATACACAGTCATTAAGTATTCTTTGGTAATGAGTTTATTGCCTAAATCAGTACCAAAAGAATCTTTAAAGTTGGTATTAGGATTGGGCATTTTGAACTACTCCAGGCATTTCTACAGGTGGAACAATCTCTACTTCATAAACAGATTCTTTAGTCTCACAAGCATCAATCTCTTGAAGTTTTGCAAGTTCCCAATCATATGCTTCTTGAACTTTTGAATCCACTGCTTGAATAATGGTTTGCAAATCTTCTGTGGTGATTTCTAACCAAGTTCCATTATCAAACTTAAAGTTATGAGGTCCAGGTCCTGCAATGTACTTTGAAGTAAGTGCTAAACGATTTTCTCTGTCTGTTGCTACTGTAATTGTAGAATTATTAATAGTAACTTCAACCCTAGTACTTTCTCTTCTTTGTCTTTCTGGTTTTACACCTGCTTTGTATTCGTCTTTAATTTGCTCAAGTGGTTTATCGGAAACAGTATAAACAAAGACTACTTCATCATCTGCAATTGTATGACTTGTTTGGGATACTGTTTGAAATCTTGGATCAAACTCTGGAATCTCATTTCTTGCTGGAAGAATTTTAATCTCTTCATTAAAAATAATAGGAACTGATTGATAGTCTTGTGAAGTCACCCTATAATCTACTTCAAGTTCATCTTCAAGAACTGAATTAATCATTCTGTAGTTGAATGTGATTGGTCCTAAAAGTAATTCTTGACCATTAACTAGTGCGTACATATGACTTTTTTAATTATTTATGAGATGAAGTAGGTGGGATCAGTACCTGATGTGACTGCTGCAGTTTGAGACCTTCCCACAAAAACTTGTTTCCAGTTTGATCCTCCTGCAAATGTTGTAACTGGAGTGAGTCTAGAGGATATTGTGTTGTCTCCTATCATCCCACCAGAACCACTAAATCCATTATCACCCCAAGCCCATAGAGTTCCATCAGTTTTTATTGCTGCCGTATGATAACTGCTATTGGAAGCAGCAACTTGTTTCCAGTTGGTCCCTCCTACAAATGTGGTGACAGGAGTGGATCTACTGGTTGAAGTATTGTCTCCTAGTTGACCATTACTATTATTTCCCCAACCCCATAGAGTTCCATCAGTTTTTATTGCTGCAGTATAACTAAACCCACAAGCAACTTGTTTCCAGTTGGTTCCTCCTGCGAATGTAGTGACTGGAGTGGATCTATTGATTACCGTATTGTCTCCTAGTGATGCAAAATTACTTCCCCAAGTCCATAGAGTTCCATCAGTCTTGATTGCTGCAGTATGATAAGTTCCACAAGCAACTTGTTTCCAGTTGGTTCCTCCCGCGAATGTAGTAACTGGAGTGGATCTATCTATTGCAGTATTACTTCCCATCTCTCCACTATTACCAACTCCCCAAGTCCACAAAGTTCCATCAGTCTTGATTGCTGCTATTCTTGCATATCCACAAGAAAGTTGTTTCCAGTTGTTTCCTCCTGCGAATGTGGTGACTGGAGTACATTTCTTAATTGTACTATTAATTCCAAGTTGTCCAGCGGTATTAGCTCCCCAAGTCCATAGAGTTCCATCAGTTTTAATCGCTGCAGAAAAATAATAACCACAAGAAACTTGTTTCCAGTCGGTTCCTCCTGCAAATGTGGTGACTGGAGTAGATCTTGCAAGCAAATTACTGGCATTGGTCCCCAACATAGCATCATAATCTGCCCCCCAACCCCACAAAGTTCCATCAGTTTTAATTCCAAACTTATGTCCATATCCAACAGCAACAGATTTCCAGTTTGCTCCTCCCGCAATTGTAGTAACTGGAGTAGATCTAGAGACTGATGTATTGTCTCCCAATGATCCCGATTGATTTGAATTATTTCCACCCCAAACCCATAAAGTATCACCAACATACTGGTCAATTAACCAATATTCATCTACAAAATAATCTTCCAAATCACCTTCCGGAGATAAAAACTGATTGGGTCTAGACATTTAACTTTCTCTCCAGTTCTTCAATACGAATTTGTTGTTCTTTGATTGCTTCAATTAAAAGTCCAACCATATTAGAATAACTTACTGACTTAATACCATCACTATTAGTTTCAACGAGTTCTGGAAGTACTTTTTCAACTTCTTGAGCAATCAGACCAAGTGAAGGTTTATTGGTATTTATCCAATCAAACCTAACTCCATCAAGTTGTTTTGTAATTTCAATTGGATTTTCTATAGGTCTTACGTTAGTTTTTTGAGTTGCGTCTGATAGTGATGTAAATTGAGTTGCTGATAATGTACCCGTTGATGGGTTAAATGTACATTTAGTATCAGAAACATATGCTGTAGTATATGTACCAGAAGTAGCAGAACTGAATGTTGGATAATATGATGCATTAGTAGTTGTATCATTTGATAATGTAGCACCACCAGAAAATGTTGTCCAACTTATACCAGTTCCAATAGATTGTAAAACTTGTCCTGAAGTACCTATTTGATTATTGGAATCATAAATTCCTCCAGTAACTCTTGCATTACCTTGAACGTGTAGAGGTTGAGATGGATTTGTGGACCCAATTCCAAAATTACCGGAAACATAAGCGCCACCAGTTACTTGAAGTTTTTGTGATGCAGTTCCTGTTGAAGTTCCAGAACCAATAAGTGCTGTACCGGGTACAAGTCTTAATACCTCCTGTCCAGCTACTTGGAAATAAGTGTATTGATTGTTAAGAACTCCACTGCTATTATTATGATATAAAATATAATTGGATGATGGACCATATCCAACAAGTCCTACACTACCATAAGAATTGAATAAAGTAGCGTTTCTTAAACCATCAGTGGTATTAAAATTAATGTTTGGTTCAGAATCTGCCGTTATCTCAAGACTAGTAACGTTTCCTCCATAAATGTGAAGTTTTTCTTGTGGATTTGTGACGCCAACTCCAAGATTACCACTTACATAAGCACCACCAGTTACTTGAAGTGGTTGTGATGCAGTTCCTGTTGCTGTTGCTACTCCGACTAATACAGGTCCATTTGTAAATGTAGAAACACCAGAAACATTTAATTGTGTAACAGATGCAATACCACCTATAACTGATGTAGCAATACCACTAAAAACTGTTGGTAAATTTGTTAATCCAGAACCATTTCCAACGAATGATGATGCTGTTATGATGCCAGTAGTATTAACTGATGCGGTTGCAGTAAGTGTGGAAGAAATACCACTAGAGGTAGCATAAGTAGCAATACCACTAGAGGTTGCATAGGTACTTACTCCTGCTCTGGTAGCATAAGTAGCAATACCACTAGAAGTAGCATAAGTTGCTATACCACTAGAGGTAGCATAAGTTGCAGTAGTAGAAATACCACTAGAAGTAGCATAAGTTGCTATACCACTAGAGGTAGCATAGGTACTTACTCCAGCATTAGTAGCATAAGTTGATATTCCTGCTCTGGTAGCATAAGTAGCAATACCACTAGAAGTAGCATAAGTAGCAGTACTAGAAATACCACTAGAGGTAGCATAAGTTGCTATACCAGAATTTATAGCATAGACAGCAGAAGAAGCAGCAACATTAGTAAGTTTAGAACCATCACCATAATAAGTTACAACACCACTTGTACTTGTAGCAGTTACAATACCTGAAGATATTTGTACTGTTCCAATTGTTGCAATACCAGTGATATTGGCATTAAGTGCAGTAAACCCACTAAAGGATATACTACCCCCAATATCCAACTTTCCAGTAATATTTGAATCACCTTGAACATAGAGTGCTGTTTGTCCTGTAGAGACTGAAGAACGAACATCTAATAAGTAGTTTGGCAGTGCTGTTCCTACACCAACAGAACCACTACCTAATGCTGTAAGAACCGTTCCATTTGATCCTACGTTTAATTCGTTTATAACAGTTGAGATTCCTGTTAGATAAGAATCTGTTGCAATAAACCTACCACGTAGATCTAATTCTACTCTCGGAATAGTAGAACCTATGCCAACATTTTTAGTTTGACTGCTTACAATAAGAACGTCGGAATTAACTTCTAATCCGTCTTTTATAACAAACGCTTTTTTAATTGCCATAGGTGGAGAACGCCAACCTTATTTTAAGTATTTATAATAAAGAAATAAATACGAATATGAACAATTTTAAAATTCACATTTATGTCTTATCCATTGGTAATTAGAAATTTTATTACAGAAGAAGAAAATGATTATTTTTTAAACTGGGTAGAAGAAAATAAATCTTCATATGATCAACATATAAGTTCAGAAGATTACTGGTCCAAAAGATGCATATATTATTCTTCAATTAAGGAAGAAGAAGTTAGAGAAAAATTAATTAAGTTAATTGTATCAATTAGAAGTGTTGTAGAGAAAACTTCTATATCTGACCAAAAACTTTTTATAGAATATCCACAATTTGTTAGGTGGGAAAATAAAGTAGAACTTACTCCACATGCAGATAATATTGAGCAAGATGGAGTTACTCCAAATGCATCTCCTTGGAGATCGCACGGAAGTGTTCTTTATTTTAATAGTTCTTTTGTTGGAGGAGAACTATATTATCCAAATTTGAATATAGAAGTTAAACCAGAACCAAGAATGCTAGTTGTTCATCCAGCAGATTTAAAATTTACACATGGAGTTAAAAAAGTTGAGAGCGGCGTTAGGCAGACATTAAGCGTTTTTTTGACTTATGATCCACATGCCGCTCCCGTTTATAACGATTGAATTTTTATTTGACTGTTGGTGGGGGTGCAACTAGTTTATTGTGAGATAATAAGTTTTCTGAGATATAGGTGTGACCACCATCAACTTGAATTGCAACAACCTTTCCAGGTTCTGCACTTTCAATTTTTATAATCGTATGTCCAGAAATAATATCACCTATTTTTAAACTACAAGCTAAAATCCAACCATTTTCTTCACTATAAAATGTGTGAGTAGGTGAGCAAGTAAATTCAACATGATCAAAGATAATTTTCAATCTTTCAGAATCAACTTGCTTAACATAATCAATTAAGTATTCACCCCATTCTAAAGTATGCTCATGTCGAGTTCTGATTAAATCACCAACTTTTAGGTCTCCAGCATTCTTTTGAGTTCCATCTGCCATTAATATCTTTGTCCATGGAGCAGGACAGGATGTAAATGGTGGTGGTGGAGGAGGTTGTGCTGGTGGAGGAGGTGGTGGAGTAACTATCTTTAAATTGTGAGATAATAATCCTTCACAGATATAAGTATGAGCACCCTTAATTTGAATTGCAACGACATCTCCATATTCATAATCATCAATTTCAAGTAAGGTATGTCCACTTATAATATCCCCAATTACCATATCACAAACTCTAGTCCAACCTTTATTTTCAACATACATTTTATGAGATGTTGAGCAGACCAAATCTTTGTGGTCAAATTTCATTTTAAATCTATCTTCTTGAACGATAGAAACTTTTAATACAGAGTATTCACCCCATTCTAAAGTGTGTTCATCTTGAGTTTTTATTAAATCACCAACTTTTAGATCACCTGCATTCTTAAGGGTCCCGTCAGTCATTAATATCTTTGCCCAGGGTGCAGGACAAGATGGTGCCAGCTGAGGTGGTGGCGGCGGTGGCGGCGGTGGTGGGGGTGGCTTTGGTGGCGGTGGAGGAGGTGGTGGCGGTGCTTTTGGTGGCGGTGGAGGAGGTGGTGGTGACACAAATGCTAACAAGGGGTCTTGCTGCGTTCGTGGTAATGTAAATGGTGGTGGCGGTGGTGGAGGTGAATTTCTTCTATTGTGCGATAATAATCCATCACTAATAAAAGTATGTGCGTCATCAACTTCAATTGAAACAACATCACCATATTCAACATTCTCCACACTTATTAATTTTTGATTACTTACAATATCACCAATTACCATATCACAAACTCTAATCCAACCTTTATTTTCAACATACATTTTATGAGTTGGAGAAAAAATAACCTTAGCATTATCAAAAGTAAGTTTTAATCTTTCCGACTGTAATGTTGAATTATGTGTAATTGGATACTCTCCCCATTCTAAAGTATGTTCATGTTGAGTTTTAATTAAATCACCAACTTTCAAATCTCTAGCATTTTTTTGAGTCTCATCTGACATCAAAATCTTTGGAAATTGATTAAAAATTGGCAGTGGAGATTCTGTTAATTCTATCTTCACTGTACGAGATAACAATCCTTCACCAATAAAAGTATATGCCTCATCAACTTCAATAACAATAACATCACCACTTTCATCAGGTTCTACCGACAATAATTTTTGGTTACTTACAACATCACCAATTACCATATCAGTAACTAATATCCAACCTTTACCCTCAACATACATTTTATGAGTTGGAGAGCAAGTAAAGTTAGACTCTTCAAAAGTGAGTTTTAATCTTTCTGAAGGACTTACTTTTTTATATGTAATTGGATACTCTCCCCATTCTAAGGTATCTTTATGCTGTGTTTTGAGAATATCTCCAACCACTAAATCACCAGCATTCTTAAGAGTTCCATCAGACATTAAGATCTTTGTCCATGGAGCAGGACAAGATGGCGGTGGCGGTGGTGGTGGAGGCGGTGGTGGTGGTGGCGGTGGTACATATTCGCGAATTACAACTTTTCCAAGACCAGCATTACCACCTTGTTGCGTAGAAGTAATTATTACAGACCCATCACTATATCCACTTCCACCTCCTCCACCACCACCGTTACCACCATTGCCTCCAGTTGCACCACTGCCACCATTGCCTCCAAAATTTATTCCTAGTCCTGCAGTGCCAGTAATTCCATATCCTGGCTTATATCCTCTTGTAATTGTTGCTGTATTTGTACTTACTCCTGCAGTAGGTGTATAATATTTTGTATTTCCAACATCAGTACAAGCAGAAAATCCTTGGGCGGCCCAATATTCTCCTTTAGTGCAGGGCAGTACTCTACCTCCGTTGGGAGCAATTGCTAAAGTATCTCCAGATTTAAGTGTTACGAATTGAACAGTAGAACCAAATATACCATTTGGAGATAATGTTCCTAGACTTCCACCTTTACTACCACCACTACCATCTTGACCTGCTACGTTAACACCACCACCATCACCACCACTACCATTTTTTCCCGCATTTCCTCCCCCACCAACAACAGCAATTAATTTTGCTTTTTTATATAGAAAAACACCTCCACCATTTTTAATTGGAGAAAGAGGTGTGACAGCATATTCTTGATTTTTATTTAATGTTAATCTGATTGTAGATACTCCACCTCTTCCTCCAACAAAAGTTCCATAATTTGCACCAGCAGTTCCGTACATATCGATATATGCATCAATACTTAGTTCTGGTGCATAAAATGTAAGAATACTTCCTGGCGGTACTTGGTCTGGATTTATTGTATATGGACCTTGAGTAACAATATTCCAAGAATATAATAGTGCCTCAGCACTGTTATCATCCCGAATTACTTCGACATTAAGAATTTTTCTAGGAGCAACTACATCAAGATTGGCATTATTTGTATATAATGGAGAGTTTGAAGCAGTGGGATGAGTAATTTTTGCTCTAACAGTATTAATCCCAATATTTGGTAAAGAAATTAAAAGTTCTTTTGTTTTAGAACCTTGTATAGTTAGAGTGTCTGAAAGATCAGAACCATTTAATTGCCATTGATAAGAAATATTTCCTCGACTAGTATCTGTAATTGATGCATCAGTAACAAATCTCGTATCTGAGTTTTGTCCAATAGTACTACTAACAGGTTGTCTTGTTACTGATAGTATTGGATAGACCGTTAAAACCGCACTACTAGATACAATTGGGTCATTTATTGCATTTCCAGTTGATCTTGCAGTACCAACTGTAATTGGATTTTCTCCATATGCAGATGGTATATAATCCGCATTTAAATAAAATTGTCTATTATGATCAGTTGGACTAACTGCATTAGAAATAGTTAATGTTGTAGTTGCAGATCCAGTTACATTTGCACCATCAGTTAATGGTCCATTTTGATCATACCATCGGTAAGAAATATATCCAGTAGGTATTGCAGGATTTGGTGGGGTTTGTATGGGAAATGTTGCGGTTGCAATACCTATAAAAGTTGCAGACCCACCATTAGTAGTTGCTGCTCCAACAGGATTTGTAGTAAATGATAGAATTGGACCGTTTAGATCTAAAGTTGTCTGTTTGTTTAACATATCAATCTCCTTTAGTTAACAAAGTTTTGTCCGTCAACGAAACCGTACCAAGATGACCCACCATCAAAAGTCTTGAATGAATATATATCCGCTCTATTTGCAGTTGGTGTTACGGTTGGTAGAACACCACCACCTGGCCAATAAACCGGTAAAATTCCTCCACTAGAATTTCTAAAGTCATCAATATCAACTAGATATCCACCAGTTGCATTTTGTGCAATTTTAATAACAAATGAACTTGCTCCAGATGGTGCATTAATAATCGTAAATTGATTGACTGTTTCCGATAATGTAAAATCAAATGACTGTGCCTGAGACAGATCAATTGTGAGAATATTAGACGAACTTGATATTGTTTGAACAACTTCAGAATATGTCTTAAATCTTGTATGCCCTTCAATATCAAGTTTTGCTCTTGGTACTGCTGTTCCAATACCAATTAATGGACCATTAGTTGTGAGTGTAGTTCCAGCACTACCAACTACAAGATTTGTTGTAGTAACAATACCTGCTCTGATTTGACCTGATGTTGACTTTAGATCAAATGCTGTTGCAGTTAACATTCCACTTACAAATGCATTATTTGCCGTGATAATTCCAGCAAATACTGCCTGCCCATTAACATAAAGTGTCGTTGCAGATGTTCCAACAGGACCAACTTCAAGATTAAATCTAGGAACTGATGTACCAATACCAACAGTACTCAATAAGGTATTATAAATTCCACCACTAATTTGTGACCACCCAGCAGCACTTACATTTATATTTGTTAATGCACTTCCATCGCCAGAGAAGTAAGAACCGTAGCAAGTGCCGATAAAATTTGCACTACCATTTACCTGAAGTTTGAATTGATTTGCACTGGTTCCAATACCAACACCACCATTTGAATTAATAGAAACAAGTGAAGAACCTGCACCAATCTGGAGAAGATTAGATCCGGGACTTATAGTTGCAATACCAACCTGATCAAAGAGAGCAATATTTAAATCTTTGGAAAGGCTGACAGCACCAAAACGATACCATTCATTATCAGTAGTATAAACCCATCCAAGATATCCACCCTTCGTTGGATTTTGATAGTAAATTACATCACCTGGGTTACCTGAAAGTGTTGGTGTAGTAACTCCAACAGTATATTTTCTAGAAACTGTAGCATCACCCTGTAAGAACAGTGAAAATGCTTCAATACCTTTATTGGAAGTTGATGTTATCTTATTTCCAAATACAACAGGTCCATTAAACTCAGAAATTGATTTGCCATCACTACCACCATCAACACGGATTGAACGACTAAATGTTCCTTGAACTGGAGTAATAACATTTAATCCAGGAAGTCCTCCAATATCTTCACCAGTTACAGTTTGGACAGGAGTATCAAAGATTTCTTCTTGACCGGTAACTGAACTTAATTTCTTATTTCCTGAATATGAAATGCCTTTATCATTCATACCAGTATAGAAGTTAATACCACCATCCTTTCTGGTTGATTGTGCAAGGAGTTCCTCTATTGAAGAAATCTGACGATCTTGTTTATCGGGGAATGCAGTTGAATAGTTGCCAGGACCAAATCCAACATATTCAAATGTATGACCAGATGCACGAATAATTGAATGCCTACGAAACTCAATTGGACTGGCATAAATTCTTCTTACAACAGAGTTTACTGCATGACTAACTGCCTTTGTTCCAAGAACTCCACGGAAAACATAAATTGGATTTGTTGGAGTGCTTGGAATGGTTGTTTTTACTCTCACAATTTCTTCGTCAATTGTCAAATAATCACCGATTTTAATATCAAGATTTTCAATGTTTTGAATGTTAATCTGGTCCGTAAGTGCATCTGGAATAAGTGCTGATAAAGTAGTTGTGATTCCAGCATAAGTTGGAATCATTCTACCATTTAAATTTTCATTATCGACTGTAATTGTACCACCATTTGATGTTACACCTTCACGATATGCATAAAGAGTTCCTGCGGCTGACGGAGAAAATGTTCCAACACCAATCGTAACAGAGAATGAATTTAAACTGAGATTTTCTTTAACAACAAAATCTCCGTTGTATATTTCTTCAGTAGATCCGATTAAACGAATCTTATTATCAACCTTTAATCCATGACGGTTAGAAGTTGTAATGGTTGCAATTCCTGAATTATTATCATATGCCAATGAACCAACTCTAATTGATTCGCCAGTTAAGTTAGCAAATGCATTTGATGTAAATTGCGTTCCGATACCAGTTGTTGAACCAACTGAGATTGAAGATGCGGAAGAAACTGCAAATCTATACCCAGCTCCAACAGTAACATTTGTAATTCTATAAAGATCATTAAATGCAGAATAACCTTCCGACGATACTCCAGAAATTCTGATTGTATCTCCAACATTATTATAGATTTGAGTAACTGTCACTACCGCTGGAGAATAACCTGTGGTTGTTGCAACACCTACAACAGAAAGAGTATTTCCAATTCCATAAGAAGACCCACCATCCATAATTGCAATGTCAGAAATAGATCCTGATCCATCTACTGTTATTTTGGCAGTAGCAAAGATTCCAGTAGTGGATCCAGCAAATCCCACAAGACTTGCATTATATAAACTTGTAGCACTTCCGTATCCATATCCAGATCCAGGATTAGTAATACTAACTCGCGTGATACGATTTAATCCATGATCAATAGCAGTATGTACAGTATGTGTAGATGCATCTGCTGAAGAAATATCAGTAATAGCAATACCTACATTACTATCAGATAAAACTTTGGAGATTGTTTCTTTTGTAATACTCTTACGGACATCATTAACTACAACTTCACCAATTACTGAGGAAGATGCAAACGATTGAGTCTCATCCGGATCTGATTCCGGATTATCACGATTTGTTTGTGGATAAAGTTCTTTTACTGGTTGAGAATATTTTTCATCAGCAAAAGGATCAACACTTGGAGAATTTGATGAATTTAGTAAAGTTAAGTAATAGACTCCATCTTGTTGTCCTGCAATATATTTTTGTGCTTCTTGAGTTTTGAGATTATAATAGGTATTCTTATACTTACTTCTTTTAAAATATGGGAGAGAAGAATCTCTTGCTGAAATATCACTTGTAAATGCACCTGGATCAGTATCTAAAGCAAATGTAAATACTTTAGCATTTGTAATTGTACTTACCACATAAGTTCCATTATATCCGGAATCACTTGCACCAGTTACATTATTCGAACTCTTAATATTAAAAAATCTAACTTCAGATCCTACTGATAAATTATGAGGAAGTTCTGTAGTGATATATGCAATACCTGCTTGCCACTGGGCATCAGCAACGAATCTAAAGTTTCTTTGCTGATTTACATTTGAAATCGAACCAGTACCAAAATAAGTTTGAATCTCTCCGCTAGTTGCTCCAATAGTGGTATTAGATTCTTGGATAACAAATCCATCACTTGGAGGTCTTGCATACACTCCAGAAGATGCTGGAATTACATATCTTAGACGATAAATTATATCATTTGCACTTCTTGAATCTTGCTTACGATTGATATATGTTCTAGGAGTTGCTGCACCAAGAATAGTTGAACCAAAACTTACGATTGCTGGATAAATCTTATTATCGGTTTCACTGTTTGATACTTGAATATACCATTGCGAATTACTGTAATCAAACTGAACTGGGTGTCCAATGTCCCCAGAATTCTTATCAGATACTCTACTTACAACACTTAGAATACCTCCTTTGTTGTTAATTAAAATTTCACTTGCACTGATGGCATCGTTTTGAGTTTTTGCAAGTTTCAGTTCTGTGGTTGTTGTAAGTCCACTACTTGCATTACTACTTGTAATTGCATAATAAACTGTATTTGGCAACAAACCATCAGGAAGTTGTCCATTATCACTCAATATGCGAACAGATTCTCCATTTATAAATGTATGATTTTGTGTTAATGAAAGTGTATTGCTGGAAATATTATTAATACCAGAAATACTACGACTTACATAGAATTTCTTCTCAGAAGTTGTCTGAGATCCAGGCATTACAATACGAGCACTATATTCGGATGCAGTGCTTCCTGCTGAAATTATAACTTTTAGAGTATCATTTTCTCTAGCACCAATACGATATCCTTCTAGAACATTTTCTGGTGCAACATCAGAGTTTGTTTGGTTATACAGATACAGATATCCTGTTGATGCAACACCAACGGTCTTACTTACGTCAATTGAATTAAATTCAATTGCAGTTTCAACTTTTGAAATTTCTTTTGGTGGAATAATATGAGTGATATAACCAAGATCATCTTGAGGAAATGCATTTCTTCTAAAACCTGAAGCAACAAGTGCCTTTGCTCCAAAGTTAGGGTTTGAGTTGGTAACGGAAAAGTCACCACCACTTTCTACCACAAAATGTTCAGCATAACCAATCGCAAAGATTGAAACATTCTGAACAAATGCATCATTAATTGCCTTAATATGAAAATTCCTATATGCAGGTTTAAAGATTGCTCGTGAATTTGTACTAATTGTCTCATTTCCAGGAACTGTATTATCATCATAAGTTCCTGTAGATGAATTATACAATACAAACGCATTATCATCTTTCTGCAATCCAATGCCCGTGAATTGGGCAATAACCATTGATTTAAATCCTGATGCCTTGTCACCATCAGCAAGAACTCCACACATTCCATAAACAGAACGTAAAGAGATGTTAAAGATGTATGGAGATGCTGAAGTTACAGTATCGGAAGTGAGTGATAAAGTTGATCCCGTCGTTGATGGAAAAGCAACTGCTGGGGCATTTTGAACTTGATATTTAATTACAGTGTCACTTAATTTTTCTGTTACAACAAATTGTCCATTATAACCTTCTGCAATAATACCAGAAATTCTGAATGGAGTATCTACATCAAGGCCAGATACGCTAGATTCAGTAGTAACTGTAATTATTTTTGATGGAGTAATTCCATCGCCAGAAATAATACTCGAAATACCAACAGATGCTCCAGTAGAACCTACAATACGATATTCATCAATCTTGGGTTGAATATCGATACTAGATGAAGGATAATCTGGTTCAATTGCACGACCAGATGATTGTCCATACGCAAGTCCAACTTTCTCATAATACATATCCAGGTCAGTACGATCTGTTGAATATGTTTGAAAAACATCATTAATATTTACATCATTTACTCCATCAGCATATTCAAAGCAAGATAATTTGTGATGGGAGAAGTTAGGTACAAAAAGATTTTCAGTGTAATCAAGATAACACTGTCCATTTGGATCAGCATCAAATAAAGAAAACTGCCATATATAACATCCGCCAGTTACGCGGAAAATAGACGATCTTTCAATATTATCGTTAGTTGGATTGGGAACATACTTTGGGCGAATTTTAGTCTTTCTTAAATCGAGTCCAACAATTGAAGTACCACGAGGAATAATAACTCCACCGTGAATACTATTCATTTTATAAAGTACATTATCTGCGGTAGTGAGATCAAAGTTTGATGTTAAATCCCAAGCAGGAAAATTATTACTTGTAGACCCATTTCTAAGTCTAAAATTATTAGAACCATCAGGAATCCATCCTGGACGATTATCTACAAGGTGATCGCCTGGGTATAGAAGAATTGTTGTTTTGCCAAATCTATCATTATTCAGTCCTCTTTGGTAAGAGAATCTTGATGCCTCAATTAGTGCTCTTTGAATCGTTTTAAATGGACGAGTCAGTGAGTTTCCTTGATTCTCAATACTATCCGTAGAATCAAGACTGTTTGGATCAACATATATGATTGTACCACGAACAGACTTTAGAAAATTATCTAAACGAGAGAGACCCATCTTATTTTATTATAAGTTCCGTTATGGATTATTTATCATACAACAAAACCTCCACAAGGGAGGTTCTGAAGCACACGGAAGGGATTTGGTTAAGTATCGCCTTTAATATTATACCACTCTTGTTCTTGCCAAGTCAACTGTTCTTTGAGTTTCTTGTCGAAAACCATAAGATACCGATGTTTACGACTCCTATTACGCCACTCACCATCAGCACCTTTGATACTACCTCGTGAATGTTTGGTTCCATCAGCATAGTAAAAATCTTTTTTGGCGTCTGTTAAACCGTAGTACTGAAAATTACAAGCTCTGTATATAGTTCCAGAGTGGTGATTAGAGTCAGCGTAACTAAGAACAGCACGAACTGTGGCATCTTTCCTAAACCTTTTGATACATCTACTTACAAACCAGGATGTGATATTATATTCTTCCTTTTGCACTTCTGGATCTATGCAAAGTCTTGATAACTCATAAAGTCCTTCCTGTTCATGCCTTTCTAGTCCAAACGCCCCTACTGCTATTTCTGGGACGGGGATCTTAGTAAAGATGCAAGCAGCGAGGCAGTCACCAATATGCAAAATGTCAGAAACACTGGATTTGAATAAACCGTAGTTATAACCACTTTTGAAATCTTTGGATTCGTCTTTTAGATAATGGTAAGTGTAAAGCAAGTTTTTTACTTTATCCTTTCCAACTCTATCTATATAAAAATCCGACTTCATTTAAGTATTATTACTCATTTTGTTTGCATTCTAACATATATTCTACAGTATTTGCTACATCATTCATAGCATCACGAAGAAATGGTTGTTGTCCTGATTCTTGTCTGCGAATAGGACGAGAACTGTCAGTGAGAGTCCAACGCCATTGCTTCATAGACTCGCAGTACCAGAGATTAATGTTCATTTTGGAGTTATAAAGAATTTAGAGCCCCCGATCTGATTTGAACAGACGACCAACGGTTTACAAAACCGTTGCTCTACCACTGAGCTACAAGGGCAAATTAATCAACAGGCAACATTTCTGGATTTTCCAGTTCAAGTTCAAACATAAGAGGATGGCACTCTTCATCAATCAAATAGAATGATGTTCTGTATAAATCCTCTGGTTCAAATCTTCTTTCAGTGTCTGCTAATTTGATTAATTCCAGATCATAAATTGAGTCATCTGGAAGTTCATCAAAAGTAAAAGGAATTTGATTTATAAAGTACATTAGAACAATTTGTGTTTCCTTATTATACCAACAATACCTGGCATCAATTCTGTACTTCATAGGAACTTTTCCTACTTTTGTTTATTTAGAGGAGGTTTATATCCTCTAATACCCGTGGTCGGATTCGAACCGACCCTGGAAGCATTTTAAGTGCTCTGTCTCTTCCGCTGGACTACACGGGCATAAAAAACTCAGAGAAGACTGAGTTGATTGCTACATTCTACCATATAAGTGGCAGGATGTAAACGGCAGTATTCGTTAAAGGTAATCTTCATTTCTTTATTGGTAAGATTACAGTTTTCTGCTGCTTTTGGAACGTTCCACTTTGCTGTGAAAAGCATTTCCATTGATTCTCTTGTTTCTGGACGCATTTTAAAAAAAGTATCGTGTGAGAATTTTTGCCGGGATTTTTTACCACCAAAAATGGAACTTAAAGTGGATTTGCGTATGAGAGAGTACTTTCATCAAGTGTTGAACGAACAAATTCTAGCACATTCATAAACTCATCAACAGTATCACAGGACACTTGCTTTTCCGACCCTTCACTGGAATAAAGATACACAGTACGCTTAAGAGGGTCTACGACACAGCGGGAGAGGTACTCACCTTGCATTCGGTTCGTTTCGTGATTACCCAAGTATCATAGCAGGTCCTGAGGAGGGTGTCAAGCCCTTATACCATTGATCACATATTGAGAATTGTCTCCTGGGTAATCGGCAGGACTTGTTCCTTGATATTCTGAAATATTCTTATCAACATCTTTTCTTTCTCCATAGACAACATAAGAACAATTAACAGCACCACCTGCATTATTTTTCACAATAATCTTACTTCCCCATTCAATTTTTTCTACGAAGAGTTCTTGATAACATCCAATTGGTGTTAGAGTCACACCTACAGTTTCAATATCAACCAAATCTTTCCAATAATCTGGAAGTTCTATAACATTTCCATTAGAAAGTTTTCCTCTAAAATAAACTTCTGCCTCTGGACCTTCTACACAGATATATCTGAGCCTGTATCCTTCTTTTGAGGGATGAGAAATATCAAAAGACTTTTTGCTATTTACATCACTGACTAAATTTGACCAAGCAAGACCAGCAAAGGAAGGAGCAGATATTGTTCCAGTGGCGGTGATATTGCCATTAAAATTAGTTTGTGTTGCATTAAAATTAAAAACAGGAATGTTCCCATAACTTGCTTCAAGCGTTACGTTGGCAGTGCTTGTTCCTGCAAGGTGCATATAAACATAATCATTTGGAGAAGATAATGTGTTTACAAGAATCATTCCAACATCGTCTGGAAAAGTTAAGTCAGTAAATTGTAAAGAAAAATCATCATTATCTCTATATTCAAAATCAAATCCCGGTCCAGTAAAGGAACCTGATTTTTGGAATGTAATTGCCATTATTCTTGAACCTCTACTTCTAATCTAGGAATATCTTTTCTTGTAGCAAAAATATGATAAAAACAATGAATTGGCATACCGGGTTTTGCTTGCAAGTATACCTTACTCTCATCAATTCGTTTTACAATAATATCTTGATGAGAACCAATCGGAGTTAATGAAACTGTAATTGTAGTTTCATCCACCAAATCTTTCCAATAAAGAGGAAGTTCGATATAATCTCTATTTAAAACTTTCCCCCGAACATAAACACCATTCTCGGGTCCTTCCAAACATCCATAAACTAACTTCTTTCCCTGTTCTGAAGGGTGATCAATTAGGAAATGTTTGTCTGGACAATAAAAGTGTTTGCAATAAATTGTTTCTGCTTCTATGTATTTTGATTTCAATAGCACATCAACGCGAACAAAATTTTGAAACCGTGAATAAAGTCTTGCCCATAAAGAATATAGTGGAGACTTAGATTCAGAATTAAAAGTTTGACCAACCATTAAAGTTGCATCAACCTTTCCAAATTGCTGAGCTGCACCAACCTGCATTGGTCCTTCAACAAATGCAGAACCGTTAATTTTTGAGGGACCAACTCCAAGTGAGGGAGGTAATCCCGCACCTACCATCAGTTGTCCACCAACTGCAACATCGTCTTGACAAGATGACATTTATTTCTCCTTAAAAAATTTCTTGACTTACTTGGAATCTTCTTCCACCAACTTTAGAGTCTTTTACTGCACAAGCATCAGTAACTCCTCTAATTATAGAACCGTACATACTTAAGCAACTATTTGCTGCCACCTCAACTTTTCCACTAGATGCCATTTTACACAAACTTGAGGCATTTATCAAGACCTTTTTGGCGTCCATTTCAATAGAACCACCTTTTGCATTCATACGAATATTTCCTTTGCTTCCACCCTCACCAATTGCAACCAATTCAATATCAGTTCCCTGAAGTCTCAGTTTTCCATTACTAGCAATGATACAAACATTGCCATTCACAGCATTTATAAACAGAGTATCTTCTGCTTCATTCTTATCAAGACCACATTGAATTTGAAAATTGCCAGGAGCTGTTATTGAGGTACATCCTTTTCTTGGACCATCTTTATCTAAAGTGATTTGATGACGACCATCAGATGCCTGAAGTTGTACGTCAGCAGTCACATCCCCTTGTTTTGAAATATGACCAAAGTTAATTGAACCATGGTCATTTCCATAAGCAATATCAGTATAGTTTTGTTTGGATGTAGTATTATTTACTCTTGTATTATTTGGTTTACTATTTGGAGGAATTGCCATCAGAAATTCGGATTCAATGTAGTACTATTTAATAGGGTCAAATTAAATTCTCTGGAGTTCCTGGGATATTAAGACGCGGATCATTACTTGTAACATCTGTACCAGATCTTTCAATTGCACTTGCAGGAGTAGTCACCTTAGCAGTAATACTCTCCTGAAGAGTATTATAGACACGAATTGGTGTACCAATTGTCTTATAGTATCCTGCATACTTAACACCTTCATCATAATATACTGCACCATAATATGCACGACCATCGACATATCCAGTTTGCTTGAGACCAACCAAATCAGTAACTTGAATAATATTATTTGGTGATATTGCTGGATCTAAAGGATCTCTTACAACTTCAAAGACTGGTGTAAACTTTGCATTTACTCCGGTTTCTGATGGAAGAGTGATTCTTGGATAACTTGTAAAAGGTGTGCCAGAATCATCAACAGTCACTGTATTAATAACGCCAAAGGCATTGCAGGTATAACTCAATTTTGCACCATTATCTGGTGTAATCTTAAGTTGATCGCCACCACAATTATAATTGATCCCACCATTATCAACAAGCACTTCTTTCAATTTAACAATAACTGGATATCCTCCACTAGGATCTTGTGGTGCAAGATATCCGTTACCAGGATCATCTATAATAATTTTTTCTACTACGCCCTTACCACTAATTTTCTTTGGACAGGGTGGAGAAATTAAAACTGCAGAAACTCCAATCGGATTTTCTGTCCAAGATTTTGATGAACTATCTCTTACAGATATATCCTTTTCAATAACCAAAGAAGTTCCTGTTGGATTATTCGAAAACTTATTGGTTCTATCTTTGATATTCGTCAGTTCAATTACAATATCATATGTTCCTGCAGTTATATTTGTTTGAATTGTTGCAGGATCTCCATAAAAATCTGTGGTCTTTTGAACTTGTTTATCGCCAATTTTAAGAACACCAATATTATCTGCCTGAAATCTAACTCTGTAATCCCCATCTTCAGGAAATTTTACGTTTTTCCAAGTTAAAGTAAATGTTCCATTTATTCTTTCATCAGGTTCTGATATACTCTTAAACACTTTTGGAGAGACCGAATACTTATTCATAAAGTCTCCCCAACCCTTACCTGTTGAACCACCTGTGGTTTGAATGTGGTGAAAAATTTCTGGTCCCTGATATATTACACCATCCTTTGATGTACCAGAAGAAACAGAACTTGATGTAACTGAATTTTTTGCAGTTTGTTCTATTTTAGAAATTTCAAGTTTGATATTTTCATCAGTCCCAGCAGCATCAAATAGAGATAACTTATTATTGAAAACTTTTGGAGTTCCTGCACCAACTGTAGCACCTAATATTTGTATTGGTCCATAAATTTTACCTCCAGTAAATTTACCAGACTTTTTAATAGTCTCTTCTTTTGGGATACTAAAATATGAAATAGAATCTCTTTGAGATATGCCAGTTCTAGTAAACATTAACTTACCGCCGTCTGAAGGAATAATAACTTCCTTCGCAGCAAGACCAGCGATGTAAGGTGCATCATTGACATCCATCACAAAAGAAATTTCACCAGATCCAAACCCAGAAACATCCAAATAATAATCTTTTCCTTTCTGAATAAACTTTGCTTTTATATTAGAAGATGTAGATGTCAGAGGAGATTGCCAGTCAAGAGTACTAAAGATTTTTTGATTTATTGTTGAGAAAGATTCTGAAGAATAATTTTCAACCTCAACTTTTATCGTATGATTACCTTCTTCCAATAAAACTTTTTCCGATCCACTAGTTTTACCAACTCTTCTTGATAGATCTAGAACTAAATTTCCATCAACATAAATTTTTGCAATATCATCAACCTCTCCACGAACCTTATAATATCCCCTAAAAGGGGCATTAACATTCCAAGAATTTGAATAAGATATTCCACCACTATCACTTCCAGGAGTGTCTAATGGTTTTACTGGAGATAGTGCATATCTATTCAAAAATTTAGACCATTTGGGAAAACGAACTGGATACCAATTTTCCTTTGCACTTGGAAATCTTGTAGACCAAATAGGATTTGGTGGACATCTACCTTCTTGTACGGGAGGTTTTTCTTGAGGAACAGGTTGTGGTGGAGCATCAATTGTTACCGAAATGCCCATTGGATTTTCATTCCAAGATTTTGATGATACAACTGTACCTGTAGCAACATTCGAAACCGTCGATTTTTGTGGTTCTATATTATCAATTTCAAATTTAATATTTGCATCATCTCCTTCAGCATCTCTTAGTTCAAGTTTTTTTGAACCAGATAGTTTTGGAGGAAGACCTGTTGGATTTTGGTTGATTATTTCAATAGGACCATAAGTTTTACCTCCAGCAAATTTACCAGACTTTTTAATAGTCTCTTCTTTTTCATATGCATTTGGAAAAGATTGCCCGGAGATACTTATGGTTGACTTTCTTTTTAATGAAATAGTACCACTTTCAGAAGGAACTCTAATTTCTGATGCTGCTATTCCTGCAATATAGTAGGCATCATTCACATCCATTTTAAATGTTATGTTTACTATACCTGTTCCACCAACTTGAATATAATATTGACCTTTCTTCTCAATAATTTTTGCTTCTGGTATTACATAATCTTTAGGATTCTGAGTAGTAATTGATGCAACATTTGGGGTAGATGCTGATGTATTAATTGAAGTTGTAGTTACATTTCCTTTAACATTTGTAATAAGAAACTTGATATTTTCATCAGTTCCAGCAGCATCATATAAAGCAATTTTGTTGCTATTTACAGTTGGTTTTGCAACCCCAATAGTTGCTCCCAATATTTGTATTGGTCCATAAGATTGACCTCCAGTAACATTAATAGTCTTTTTAATGTTTTCTACTTTAGGTGTGCCATCTGCCCTTGTAAATTTTACTTTGCCGTTATCCGAAGGAATAATAATTTCTCTCGCAGCAAGTCCTGCAATATAAGATGAATCATCAATTTCCATCAATAAATCCACTTCACCCGTGCCACTTCCAGTAACATCGAGATAAAAATCATTTCCTCTCTTTACAAATTTAGCATTTATTTTAGAAGTAACTGAAGTTGTTGTTGAAGTGTTCGTTGTTATTGGAATATTCAATAAGTCAATTCTAATAAGATAAACACCAGATTTTAATGTTTTTTGAATTGGCTGTGCCGAATCATTAAATCCCTTTAAGTCAGAGATTAAATCGCCATCAATATACAGTTTTGCAAGATTATCACACAGTCCCCTAAAAACATACTCTCCATCATACGGAAAATTTTCTTCCCATTCAAATGTAAATATTCTTCCTGCAAAATCACTGCCAGCAACATTTGAAGGAGCAACTGGAGAAATTGCATAAGAATTCATAAAGTCATTCCAAGTAGGAAATGTCACCTCATAAGAAGAAAAATCTTTGCCTAAAGAACTAATTCTTACTGGTAGTTTTTTTCTTGTTGTCCAAAAAGGATTTTTATATTTTGTAAGTGACTCTTGATACTTTTCAATCTCATTTTGAATGGGGTCTTTTGTCGTGCTTGTATATGAATCTGGGTCCCAATCACCTAAATTTTCTCCATTGGGTCCGTATTTTGTACCATATCCAACACTAGTATCCTCACATAATTCATATTCTTCAAAGTCTTCTTCTCCCTCAAAGGTTTCATATTCTTCTATAGTTTCGCCAAGAATTGCTCTTAATACTGAACCAGTTCCATATTGGCATTCATCCTTTGCCTGAGTAATTGGAGGGAACTGATATCCAAATCCACCACTTACCAAATCTACTGCAAGAATCGCACCATCTTCTCCTACAACTGGATTCCCTACAGCACCTACTCCACCGCCACCAAAAATTTGAATCTTAGGTGGTCCACATTCTTTTATTTGTTGATATCCACCACAAGTACTTGCTGTGGTTACAATATCATTTGTAGTTAATTTATTAACTTCATTGATAGTTAAGTACTTAATATTATTGCTACCATCCCTAAAAACAAATACTGTTCCAGGATTTTTGTATGCGTAATCATTTGCTTGACAGACTGTAATGCCATCAACAAACCCAAGAGATGGATCAACATATCCAACTCTAATAGAATCTATACTAATTGGTGTGTTAAAACTATTTGGCATTTTTAGTAGTATTATATTTCAAAGTCTTTCCATTAACCTTATTTATCATCAACATCCCAATTGGACATTTACATCCGGAACATTTGTGGATGGAGTTGCAAATTGAACATTACCAATTTTTGGTGCCTTAAACGAAATTTGTGCCTGATAGTCAACATTCGGGAATTTGGGAATCTGACAATCTTTAGCGTCACCACTTCCAATTTGAAGTGTATAATAGGATGATGCTGCACAATTTGGAGTTATATCACAACCAAAAACAGAAAGACTTATATTTTGAAAACTTAGTGCAGAAGTTAAACTTGAACTTATAGAATTAATCAACTCACTAACGCTACCTATTACTGATGATACTTCGTTTAGTTCCCCAATAATATCGCCCAAGAATCCATTAATACTTGTCAAGACATCATCAATTCCCTGATTCATAGCACCCATATTTGCAGAAATTACCTTACCAGTTAAAGATTCAACAGAACATATTGGTGTTGTAGGTGAAGAGGTTTCTGGTGGAATTGTTTTTGTATCCAGTTCGCTATCAAGAATTCCTTGGATTAATGCACATAGGTTATTAGTAATTTTTTGATAAAGACAGTATATTAATTCAGTAATTTTTTCTTTAATGTCTAAGTACCTATGTCTCTGATTTGGATACATCAGACTGACAGTTGGAGACATTGCTTTATTAATTTTCTTCAAAACATATTCCATAATTTTATCAAAGATAGTCTTCATATACTTTGCAATTTCACAAGCAGCATTTGAAATTAATGTTTGAATTTGCGAAAGGACATCAGTAGCAGCATCAATATAACTTACTGCAGCATTTAATTTTTTATTAATATCATTTGTTAGATTTTCAATCACAACTTGCATTGCTTTTAATGATGAATTTGTAACATCACAAGGAGACATTAGAACAACCTTTCTATGATAAAGATCATTCTTCTTTACATCAGCAACACTTTGTTGGTGTGGATTATCAGGTTGCTCTATTGTTGCTCCAGGTCTTGCTGAAGATGTTGAAGAGTTTGCCTGCTCACAACGATTTTTGATTCCGTTTTGAACCGCATTCTTGACAAACTCATCAAAAGCATTACCAGTTAAATTTCTTGCGTTTGCTTCTGCAGATGCACTTTGAATATCTTGCAACTGTGCTTTAGTTGCTTTTCCATATGGAAGTCCATACTTATCCAGAGTAACCCCAGATACTATGGGCGAACATTCCTGTGATTGTTCAGAACCTTTTGGTTTAGTAATTGCAAGATTTTTATCTGCAACTGAAATGTTTGCATCAGGATTAGGATCGTCTACACGATTATATCCAGTTAAAGGAACAAATCCCTTATCGCCAGTTTTAACACCAAGTTGAGTTTGGGCGTTATTACCAAGAACTCCCATAATAACTGGAACTTGTTGGTCAGGTCCATCCAAGAAAAATCCAAATACAAAATTTCCTTGTCTTAATGCAGAAGTTGCAGAAGAACCTGACTGACCACCACCAGCAGTCACAGGATACATTACCTGTGCCCAAGGAAGTTTTTCTGAAGGAAGTATGGTACTCTCTTGGTCGTGAAGACCAATGATTCTTACTTTATACCTACGACCCCAACCAACAATTTGATCTTTATTTTCAAACTTTCCAGGAAGAATATTATCTCTCCAAGTGGAATCCTCAGCAATTTGGCCAATCCACCAATTGAAATCTGCACCCAAAAATCCAGAATTAAATAATGTTCCTTCAGACATAATCAATCATCATATACTCTACATTCCAGTGCTTCTGGATTTGAATCGCAATAAAGTTCCAAAGAAGATGGATCGTGATGATCTTCTGGATGGTTCTTAACCCACTTTTCTAATGCTTCCAATTCCTCTTCAGTATGACGACGAGATTGTGGAGAAATTAAAGGATCATCAAGAAGTTTTTTATCATACTCTATATGCTTTTCTACACTATCCATTTTAGTGATTGCATTGTACTACTATTTAACAAACTTAAATTGCATTATAAGTTGGAGATCCTTTCTTACCTACAGAATCTCTTACTAATGTTAGTTTTGTATATCCACCCTGAGCCTTATTAATATAATGACATAAATCCGCAATAAGATATGAACCACTATGAAGAGTTCCTAACTCTTGTCCTGGAACACCAGCATCAATAAAAACTAAATCTCCTGCGTGCAAACTAAAATCAGCAACTATTGTAATCGTTGTTCTTGTACTGAACAACTGATTATATCTCATTGTTGATTGATTCAAAATATTTTTGGGGTCAAAGTTTTTTAACTTTGACTTTTCTATTTGCTGTTTTGTATCTCCAGTAGGAAGAGTACCAGTATCAATCAACATATATTGAGTTCTTGTAAAATTAGTTTTAAACTCCGGATTAAACTTTGGAAGTTCTTTACCTGCAAGTTGAAGTTTTTCTTCAGTAACTTCAGTTTTTGGTAACACTACCTCATAGTAACAGTTAAATGGATCAAACAGTATTGTTTTTGTTGAGTATGTTCCTATCTCAAGTTTTGTCTGAACATTTCCACTTACATCATCAACATTATGCTCTAATATTTTTGCACTATATCCAGGTGGAATATTTTGCCCAGAACCATCTGGAGTCTGATTATAGATTAAACTTTTAATTTCCTTTTTATTACCAGTTTTTGAATCTGTAGTAGATAAAAGATTATCAACAGATTTGAATTTAAATCCATCAGATGTCTCATAGAAAAAATAACCTGCAGTATTTCCTGGTTGAATTCCTTTTGGTACTGCTTTTTTTGACAACCAAATGGCAGCATAAAAGGGTTTCTTATTATTGCCTATAAAATTATAAGTATTATTAGTTTCCTCAATATCAATATTTTTTTGAGTATTCAAATATTTGGAATCTGTCAAAATTCTTGAAATATGATCAGATATTTTTCCATCAAATCTAGTATTAAGTCTTATTTGATGATTTAAGATTCCTTCTTTAGAAATCAAATCAAGTCCCACAAAAGACTTTGTAGTGTCTTGTTTTACTGGAGTTATTTTATTGACATATAAAGTCAGTTTTAATTCAACATTATTAGCATCTTTTACTCTCAGGGATACTTTTTCTTGTCCAACAATAGGCAGCCCCTCAAGAATTGTCTTTTGTTTGCCATCCTTTTCAATAGATGTACCAGCATCAACATACATTACAGATGCTCTGATCGTCTCCTGCAAGACACTTTCATAGTAGTAGATGTCAGTCCAAACATCTCTAATATCTGCATTTGTTTTCTGATCATTTGAAATCACATTGATGGTTGGAACATCAATACTTCTAACATCTCTTGTAGTTAATACTTGATTATTCATAAGACTTTATTTCCTACACTATTTAATGGCCCATATAAGTTGAATCATAATCAGAATCTACTGCAGAAGACCCTCCTGGCAGCATTCCACCACCAACAGGAACTGGTACAGGAACATATGATACTTGTGGTGCAGGAACTTTGACTTTAATTCTTTGTCTTCCACCTGCCTCATATCCTGCATAGAACTGAAGAATACTCATCAGTTGTTTTGCTGAATTTTTTCTTTGTGCAACACTTTCAGTTTGGTTAATTATATCAAAGAAATCAATTCCAAAAGCATCTACAGAATCTTTATCAATAATATATTCGCCAGGGTGAGTTCTTACAATTCCACCCTTTCCAGTTGAACCACCACCAAAGAATGCAACATGAACATGATTGTAGTGTGTGCTAGCAGCAATTGGAGGAACTTTCTTTCCATCTTTTATACTAAATCCAAGTGGAGTATAAAAAATTTCTTTTGCTGTGGCACCATATCTCTTGACTAGTTCTTTAGCCAGAGAAAGTTGTTGTGGTGTTCCATTACCAACACTGTCATTTGAAAAATCCATTGCTCTTCCATCATAATGATAACTATCTGGATTATCTTTCCTTACATGAGAATATAAATCAACTCCCATACTTTCAGCAAGACTTTTTACTACAGAAAGATTTCCTACACCAGCACCAAGAGCAACACCGGTTGGAATATTATATCCACTCTTAGTTTTATATTTCTCCAAACTAGCAAGATATTCTCTGTGTATTCTTGGACCTTCAGTATCTCGAATATATTTTGCAGGTCTTTCCCATTCTCTCATAAACCAATCCGCAGCTTCTTGTGGTGAAGAAAATTTCATAGAAAGGTACTGTTGTCCTGGTTCACCAGGTTCTCTTAGTGCATAATCTATTTGCCCCTTCCAGTTTGTTGCATAATCAGGAACTGCCTTTAGGAAAGCATCTTTTCTTCCACCACTTGAATATTGGAATAGACCAACTCCAGGTCCTCCAGCTTCAGAAACTCCAGGTCTAAATCCACTTTCTCTGAATATATTTGCCATAATACCCAATGCATGAGTGTCACTCATTCCCTTTGAGAGGAGGTATTGATATATTTCGCCCTGAAGTCCTTCTGGAGAATATTGTCCACCAACATCTGGAGTAGTGGATGGAACATTTTCTTTCTTTTCACCTTCAGCAGGTTTTAACATCATCTGCTTCATCAAATCTTGGATACTTCCTTCAAGTTGTTTTGAAATATTATCTTGCAGAGACTTAGAAATTACTTGAGTTAAGTCTTCGCCTCTTAAAAACATATCAGCATTTACTTCACCACCACTAGCAAATGCACCACCTCTCAATACACCAGAACTGAATGTCATATTCATCCAAGCATTAAGTCCTTGTGCAGCAATACTATAGTCTAATGGTGTTGGTTTTTGACCAACCAATGCCTTGTCCCTGAGTGATAATAGTGCTCCAAAGAATGGTGCATTCTTAATTTTTTCATTGGATTTTTTAATATATCCAAGAGGATTTACTTGCTTATTTTTATCTTTACCTTGAGGAGATGGAAAAACTTTCTCAACATTTTTTTGTCCACCAATGTCAGCACCTGGTTTTAATTTTGTTGGTTGTGCAGTTACTCCTCTCTTTTTAGTTTTAGAAACTCCTCTTTTTGCAGGACCACCAGTAAACTTTCCACCTCTTGTTATTGCTCCACCTTGAGCACGACCTTGAACTTTTGGTTTTTGTGGGGTTTTATTTCCAAAAAAAGTATCGTATAAAAGTCCACCTAACCAATCACCAACACTACCACCGGCAATACCACCAACAATATTTCCAAAGAAAGGAATTGCAGAACCAAGTGTTACACCAAGAACCGCTCCAAGTGTAGCACCAATAGATTTAAATGCTGCTCTTCCAAGTGGTTCTTTAAAAATAAAATAATTTATTGCAAAATCAATAAGACCTCCAATTATGGGAATTGCTTTTAAAAGTGGTCTTGCAGCCCTGAGTGCTACTTTTGCACCGCCCCTACCAAGTGTTCTTATTAATGTTCTTTTGCCAAATCTTGATGCTGTTTGACCAGATCCTGATGAGGGAACACCGCCAGCTGGTTCAGTTTTAAGTCTATCAAATGAGGGTAATTGTGTTGCGGCAATTGCAGCAATAATAACTGCATTAACGGCATTATTAAATCCATCAAAAATTTTAACTGCATTATCCCCACCCACAGTCTTTAGAAATCCACGAGTTTGTTTTGATGCTTCATCTGTTTTTTGAATAAAAGTTCCCAGTGCATCAATCAATCCTACAGAAAAATCTGCAGCAAATTCAACACCAGTACTAACTGCTTTTACTACTCCAAGTAATTTTGGAAGATTTGGAAGCATCTTAACAACAAATCTTCCAAGTAAAACTGCGAAGATAATATTTTTAACTCTTTCTAAAAATCCCAATTTGGGAACCCCAGGAACTTTAACTTTTTCTGTTCCTGGTTGTTCTTTTTTTGTTTCAAGTTCTGCTTCTTTTTTTGAAAATTTATCCTTCTCTTCTTGTTTTCTTTTTTTGGTTATTTCTACTTGCTTTAATAAAGTAGAACTTTTGATCAAGTTTTTTACTTCTATAACTTGAGTTTTAATAACTACCAAATCACCTTTTTGAGGTCCAATATTGTTTGATACACTAATTTTTTTAATTGCAAAGGAGGAACCACCTAGAAGTTTTGTTGGATTGATTTTTGCAGGTGCTAGTGCTTTTGGTTCCATTTACTTATCTTACTCCATATATCTTTGCATTTCTGACTGCATTATTAGATGCATGAACATTACTAAATGATGGTACTTGAGGAGAACCACCAAGACCACCTATAGATGGTTTTGTTGAACTTGGAACAGCAACTTCATAAACTATTTCTGGCATAAAATTAGTTGGTGCAGAAATATTTCTTTGAGATGCTCTAGATTTTGATGCAGAGAAAGTCATTGTTGGAATTGATGATGACTTTCTCTGAGAAGAATCTGGAGAAAGTCCACCTGCAAATCTGGGTTTAGGTTTAGAAACTGGTTCTGCTTTTGCTGGTTGATTTAATCCAAACATAGATGCAATACCAGTTCCAACTTTCTGCAGCATATTTGGTTGCTGACCTTTTGGTTTTGGTTTTGATGCAATATTTGCAGATGAACTTGAATTTAATATTCTTTTAGCCGCTGCCATTCTTGCAGATTCGTGCGGTACGCTTGGTGCTTCATATCCAAGCATAAAATTCTTGGTTGCTTCACTTAAATTTTTTGATCCCAACCAGGCACTCTTCGTTTGTCTTCCCCAAGGAAGTTGAGGTCTTCCCTGAGAGTCTGGATTGCCAGTATCCATTTCATACTTAACATAATCCATTTGCTGCTTCAGGTTATTAAAAACTCCAGGACCATATCTTTTTACTGCCGTATCCCATCTTCCAGGAGTTTCCCATTGTGCCACTCCTCTACCAGGACCTCCACCAATTTGAGCAGTATTTGGTTTTAATCCAGGTGCCTCAATTGAGAAATTGCCAAGAGCAGCAGCAATATGATAAGGTTTTGCTGATGGGAAATTTAATTTGAGTTGATTGTATGCAATTTTTTCATTTCCGCCCAATGGAGGATCAACACTACGAGTTCCAATCTGCCCCCCACCTGCAGCATAAGTTGTTCCAGTAATCATTCTTGGTCTGTTTGTACCACCACCAGAAGCATTCATTGCCTCTAAAGTGCTTGTACCGTACTTCTGGACGGCACCACGTGACATAACAAATTCACCATCACTCAGCATTGCGGGAATTTTATCTACACCCTTTTGTCCACTGATGTATCCAGGTCTTGTACCACCACCAAAAAATCCAAATAATTTTTTAAAGTTTGCAAGTCCACCACCAGCAAATTTAACTCCACCAAAATCCTCAATACCTTTACTCAGTGCCATAGTACCGGCAACTGCTGCACCGATTTCTAATCCAGCACCTAATAGTTTCCCACCTCTACCACCAAGGAATCCTGCAACCTTGCCAGCACCTCTCAATCCTGCTCTTGCTGCCAATCCTGCTGCTGCTTGAACAAGTCTTAAAGTTCCCCTGATTAGAAGTGAGGATAAACCTCCAATAAATTTACCAAGACCTGTTCCAAATCTTAGATACAGTGCAAGTAGTTTTGGCCAATGTTCACCAAGAAACTTAAAGATACTCTTGACTTTTTCTTGATTATCTTTATTACCAAACCATTCAATTAGTTTTACAATAGACCTTCCAATAAAAATAGCAATGATTGCATCAATAATTTTATCAAGTAATGACTTGATAGGTGCCAAAATCTTTTGTGCTACGCCAAGTGCCTTAGTAAATCCTTTTTCTAAAAGTGCTTCTGCTCCTGCTCTTTTTTCCTTTTCACTCTGTATTCTTTCTCTTTCTAATATCTTTTTCTGAATTTTATTCTGTTCTGTTAAATTGGCAATGATTTGAGATAGAGCATTTTTAATATCATTAATATCATTTGCCCCAGACATATTATCAATCGCTGAAGGCAATGCCAATCTTTTAGTTGATATTCCCTTAAGTAATTTTTGTTTTCCTAATTGGATTCCTACAGCACTTCCTTTTTTAAAACTTTCTACACTAATTTTTTTTGGTTTAAATCTACCTTTCTTTGATTTTACCCTCTTCCATTCATTTGTGATTAATTCTGTTTCCAGGGTTGAATATCTAGTTTTAGACATTCTGGAAGCAACCATTGCTTCTTTTAGATGTCCAGAATATTCATCATAGGACAATTCATATTCATCCTGAAGACCAAGCAGTTCTAAAATCCTTTCATCAATTTTTTCAGTAGATACCTTCTTCCCATTAGAGAGAACTAGAGAACTAATTTTAGAAGGATTGACCGCCATTTGCTTGTTGTTTGAGTTTCTCTTCTTCCAGATGTTGCTTCAATAATTCAACATAAACATCCCTTTCCCAAGGAATCATATTTTCAATCTCTGTTAATGAGTATTTATGATACTGCATTAAAGCAAAGTTAAGTCTGAAGTAGTTCTCAAGGTCCATATGGACCAGTGCTATGCGAAAAAAGATGCTAACCCTTCTAGAACTACTTCACTCTCTACTTTAGTTTTTGGATTTGTAACTGTAATTTTATGAGAAAGTCTTGGCATTGTTTCAAAGAATTTTTCAATTTCTTTGAACTGAGCAGAATTCATCTGCTCTAAAAATTCAAGAAGTTCTTTTTTAGTTACATCAGATGCTGCCCACACTTCATCTTCAGTATAAATTTTATCAATACAAGATGCAATCAATTCAAATGATTGATCCATTGCATTATCATTTTTAAAATCAAAATTAGTCTTAATAAATTGATCCAATGAAGGATACTTCATTTCCATTATAATAGTAGGATCTACTTTAATTTTATTTGTATGAGTTTCTTCCTTTTGAACTTTAATGTCGTCTAGATTGATACTGACGGCAACATTAGTTTCTTCGTCGTCAGGACAAATAACATTAACTTCGATTTCTTCTCCTACAGACTTTCCACGAATATTTAAGAACAAATATTCAATATCAAAAGTAGGAAGAGATTCTACCTTAACACCTTTTGTAATAATGCAATTTTTAATTACTGTCTTAATAGCAGTAGTAATTTGCTTAGTATCTTCACTCTCTAAAGCAATTACTAGTACCTTTTCTTCTTTTACTAGAAATGGTCTGTATTGAACTGTTTCCCCTGTTGATGGCAATTCAAGTTGATAAATTGGCGTACTAATCTTTGGTAAAGGCATAATGTCCTATAGAAAATTTCAGGTATGATTATTTATTCTCAAAATCCAAGATTAAAATTTGCTGCCTGTTGCAAATTAATAGAATTTCCAGATGACTGAGATGCTGGCAATGAAACTCCACCAATTGTTTGGTTTGGAATAATCTGTGGATTTGTAAATACAGATTGATCGAATATTAAACTATTTGCTGCCGCAAGTTGTTGTGGAGTTGATCCATTCACATTAGTATTTGGGGTAATGACAGGATTTACAACATATCTAAGATATGTAAGAGAAACTGTACATTTTAATAAGGAAGCAGTATCATAAGATACCGGTATTGAAGAGACGCTGATAGGGAATACTTTTACAAAAGTATACTCCAAAGACCCACCAGTATAGTTTGAGTTTTTACCAGTTCTTTCAAATTTTGTAACTTTCATTCCATTAGCAACATATCCACCACTTGGATTTTTTCCACCAGTTCCCTCAGGATAGTTCATTCTATAAAAATAATTACTGCCAGTTGTTCCCGCTCTACCACCTTCTTTTTCTGAAATATTTTCCCCGACAATATATTTCATCCAGGTTTCAAAGTATCTAATAGGAAGATAATTTTCTGCATCAACATAAAAACTCAAATCAATTCTGTCATCATATAATCTTCTATATGCATGTCTTTCAGTTACTCCTGTAAAATCATTATTAATTTCGTGAGTTGCTAGACTTGACCCAGGAAGAGAAGCCTCAGAACACAGTAAATTCAATTTGATTTGATCGTACTTGACTCCATTACTCGACAAATAATCTGACGTTAATCCACCAGGTCTTGGAATACTTACCTCAAAATGAGAGGTAAGAGCAGGTTGTAGAAGGTTTGCCTTAATTTGGTCTACTGTCCTATTAGTAGGCATTTATAAATACTTTTTGATCCGTTATATTATGTAGTAAGGATAATGGCAGAAAGTATTAAGAGCAAATACAGACCATCATTCCCTCAAAAGTATAAAGGTGATCCTAATAATATCATATGCAGAAGTAGTTGGGAAAGGCGTTTCTGCCATTGGTGCGATTTAAATGAAAATATTATTGAATGGGGAAGCGAAGAATTTTGGATTCCATATCTTTCTCCAGTTGATAATAGAGTTCATAGATATTTTCCAGATTTTATAATTAAAGTAAAAGAAAGTACTGGACAGATTAAAACTTATGTGATTGAAGTCAAACCAAAAAGACAAACGGAACCTCCAAAGAAAAAAACAAGAGTGACTAAATCATATCTATACGAAGCAAAAACATATGCAGTCAATCAAGCAAAGTGGAAATCTGCTGTGGAATGGTGCGAAGATAGAAGATTAGAGTTTAAGGTGATAACCGAAAATGAATTAGGCATCAAGTAATGGCACAAGGATTTGGACAGTATGTTGGATCTACTCCAAGAGTAAGAGAACTTAAAAAAAGAATAGATGAAGTAGATACAAAAGATCCAGAAGACTTAATGCTCATCATTATGGATGTTCTTAAGGAAGAAGTTCTATATCCAGAACCAGGAAAATTCTATACCTTTATATACAATCCAAAAACACCAAATATTGAATATGACCAGCATCCACTAATTGCTTGTACAGAGTTACAAAAATGGGGATTTAAGGCAATCAATTTTCATTGGAGAGAATCTAGAAACTATACTTGGGAAGAAATTGCAGGAAAACTTCACGTTGTTAAATATGAAGAACTTGACGAACTACTCTCCATACCTTATGCAAAATTTCGTCTAAATAAATAAAAACTCCTTATAAATGTCTCATACTCTGCAAAAAATTGAGATACTTAATTCCATTAAAAATGGGAGGAGTTTCTGATGGCCCCTGTTTTACGCCAAGGATGGGAATTAGACGATTCAAATAATAGTAGCAAAATATTTAAAGCAAAAACATATCAAGCAGTACCAGCAATACCTGGGGGACAAGAGCTCGTTGAAATTGTAAATAATACATCAACAGGAAACTTTGATATCTACGAAACAAGATTGATTGGACCAAGACCTGATAAACCAATTTTTAGTTATAATGCATCTGATAATAAAATTACAATAGTAAGTCAAAATGCATATAACAAATATTATAATGGTGCTTCTGGAAAAAAACAATTTGAGGCATTACTAAAGTCGTCAAAAGAAGCAACTTTTGATCTGGCACAAATTAACACTGGAACTGATACAGTTAGTAACGCAGATTTTGAAAGATTAAAAACAAGACCAGGATATCAATCATTAGCAAATAAGGCCCAAGGTGGGCAAAGAGCAGTTCCTCCTGGAGGTGCAGGAGGAACCACAACTCCTTCACCATCACAAACTCCCACACCAGCAGCAGGTACAATAAAACCAGAGGATTTTGAGTCTTTAGATAAAATAACTGACGATAAACTTGCTGTTGCTAGGAATTCATATGCAAGTGAAGCAAAACCTTTAAAATATCCAGAAAATCTTCAATTAGAACATCAAGATTGCATAAAATTTAGCATATTTAAATATGAACCAAGAGGATTAAGTCTTGCAGAAAATAGAGAGAGAAGAAGACTAAACAGAAAAACTCCAATAGGAACAATTGTTCTTCCTGTTCCCGCAGGAATTAGTGATTCAAATAATGCTGATTGGCAAAAAGAAGATTTAGATCTTGCAACCGCAGGAATTTCAGACTTCATTACACAATTTGTCTCTAAGGGTAAAGATGCTGGTGTTGCATCAGCAAAGGAAACACTTGGTGCATTGAGTGAAACCGATTCAAAAACTCTTGCATCAATCGTTGCAGTAAAAACTGCCCAAGCAGTAACCAATACAAATGTTCTTTCAAGAGCATATGGGCAGGTCTTAAACCCAAACTCAGAACTATTATTTACTGGACCATCATTAAGAAGTTTTAGTTTCTCATTTAGATTGTCACCAAGGAGTGAAAGTGAAGCAAAAATAGTTAGATCTATTATTAGACATTTTAAACAAGCAATGTCAGTTCAAAGAAGTCAGTCCATTCTTCTCTTAAGGGCACCAAATACTTTTGGAATAGAATACCTAACCAGTGGTCAAAATCCACACAAATACTTAAATAAATTTAAAGAGTGTGCATTAACTCAGTGCAATGTTAATTATACTCCAGATGGACAGTATATGACTTATGCAGGACCAGAACCATCAATGACATCTTATGAGTTGCAATTACAATTCCAAGAACTTGAACCAATCTTTAATGATGATTATACCGAACTTGATAAAGATCAAGATTTAAACATAGGTTACTAAAATGGCAAATCCATATTTCCGTCAAGTTCCAAACCTTGATTATGTAAGCAGACTTCCAAATGCTAAGATAGGAGACTATATTCAAGTAAAAAATCTTTTCAAGAAAGGAAAATTAAGGGAAGATATTTTTCAGAACTTAGCATTCTTTGAGAAATACAAGATTCTTGGAGATAACAGACCAGATAATGTTGCATTTGAAGTCTATGGAGATTCAACATTAGATTGGGTGGTTCTTCTATCCAATAATATTGTAAATATTCAATCAGAATGGCCATTAACACAAAATTCATTTGATGAATATCTTTTTAACAAGTATATGCAACAAGATGATTATACAGAAGAAGATGTTTATAATTCAGTCTACAATGGAATACATCACTACGAAACAACTGAAGTAAAAAATAGTCAAGGAGTAGTTATTGTTCCTGCAGGTCTCCAAGTCTCTTCAGACTATTCAGTAAGTTATTACGATTACTTTATTGATAATCAAGTTGATAGTGGAAATATTGCAGTGCCTGTCACCAATTATGAGTATGAAGAAAAATTGAATAATGATAAAAGAAATATCTACCTTCTCAAATCTACGTACTTAAATATTATCCTTAATGATATGAATGATAATATGCAATACAAAAAAGGGTCTTCGCAGTATGTTAGCGAGACCCTTAAGAGAGCAGATAATATCCGTTTAACTAGTTAATCACTCTTCTGCCAATTTTTGGAAATAGGAAAGAGCATCATCTTCATCATCATCAACTTCCTTAGTAACTACAGGAAGTGAAGGAGACTTGGAACGAGCATAAGACTGCTCCAGTTCTTCTACGACACGACTTTCTGCAGTAGGAGTTACTGAATAGGACTCGTAATCATCCTCTTGCTCAACAACAGCACGAGACTGTGTAGGAGCAACTTTCTGACCCAGAACCATCTTCAGACGACGCTCAAGGTCTTCATAGGACTTGAATTGGTCAGGAGCAGTTACTGCAGCAAGAGAATACTCTTTCTTCCAAAGTGCTTCCAGAGCATCATCATCATCCAGTAGGGGTTCTACAGGACCAAACTCAGACTTATCATAGTTCCAGTAACCATCTTTCTTGACAATCTTCAGTTTGAAGTTTGCACCTTGCCAGAAGTCAAAGGGATTGATAGGAGTCTCATCTTCAAACTCAGGTTGCATTGCTTCCATAATCTTGTCAAAGATTTTCTTACCGTACTTAAACAGGAAGACTTTACCTTCGTTTGCAGGATTTACAGGATCCTTTACAACATAGATGTTGGAGTAGTAAGACAGTTTACGCTTCTGCTTACGAACAGTTTCTTTATTTGCTTCAGTACCAGTGTTCCACAGTTCGCGGTTGTATTCACCAAGAGGATCTTTACCTCCAATGGTGGTGAGAGAGTTCTCAATATACCAACCACCAGGACCTTGGAAAGCGTGAGAATACATCTTTGCCCAGGGAAGTTCTTCACCTTCAGGGGCAGGCAGGAAACGAATCACTGCGAATCCATTACCAGTTTTATCCATCTCGGGTTTCCAGAGACGCTCATCAGCACCACCAGAAGTAGTGCTCATCTTCTCAACTTCCTTTACCAGTTTGGAAGTGAGGGAACCCAGTTTGGATTGTTTTTTGAGATCAGAAAAAGACATTTGTATACCTCGGATTAATTGGATTTGGCTTTTGGTACTTCGTTATTCTACTTGTCAGAACCAGTTTTGTCAATCTGTTCTTTCATTACTTCAAGCATCTTGGACATATTGTTCAAGATGATATTCATATCAGTGCCTGGTGGCATACCCATCATAATTGCAGATTGCGTAATGCGTTCTTTCATTTCAATTGCTTCAGGGTCATCAGAAAGACTCAAGCGAGTATAAAGAACTTGCTGTTTACTTAGAAGTTTATCTAAAAGATTAACATGACGAATTTTATCATCAGTTGTCATTGTCGGAAATTTAAAGACACTTCCATAAATTTCCTCTTGCAGTTCGGATATTTCTGCCATCTCTGCACGAACAATTTCAGAATTAAAGAAACTCATGAATCTCCTAAAATTACTTCTTTCAAAATTTTACGATAACGAAATACATCAATATTTAGAAACGGGTTATACTTTTTAATTCTACGACTGACGGTTTCCCACACTGGGTCTTTGAGTTTCTTATCAAAGTTATTACCGTACTGGAAGATTCTATCACAAATCACCATAGTCTCTAGAGAAATCTTCCCGCTCAGGAATTTTTTAAGTAGTGGTGGGTGTCCTTTTGAACAATCAAAGACTTCCTCAAACTTATTTTCTTCAAATATCTTTTGAGTTTCTTCCTTAAAGATATAAGATAATGATTGAACTTTCTTTTGCCATTCCTTATATCTTGTTTCACCTTCTTTCATAATCTCACCAATCCAAAGAGATTCTGGATCATTGCAAGATACAAAATTTGCAACAAAAAACTCTACGATTTCTTTATCTGTCTTTTGGCGAGTAACCTTTTCAAACCAGAAACGATCTTTACGCTTATAAAAAGACTGAAGAGTTGCTCTACTTTTACCACAGTACTTGTGATAGTCATAAGAATCTTTTGTAAAGTGATTCTTTAGAGCAAGGTATTCACGATAGGCATCGAAGGGCATCATTAAAAAAGTAATATAGTGATTTTTTGCCGGGAAAAATTTCTCCCCTAAAATGAATTAAAGGGGTAATTTTGCCCTGGAACTTCTCTTGAGAAAATTAAGTTCCATTGCTTCGTACTTAATCTTTTCCTTAAGAGGTTTAGAAATAAGTTTGGGGACCGACTCCACATCAATACTATTCATCTCACAAAAGTGAATGATTGCATCAATGTAACTCATATCCCCATTAATTTGAACAAGATTTTCAATCTCTTGAGCAAATCTTGATGGGCAAAAGAATTTACTTTCCAGTACCTTTTCTAGTTCATTCTCCATCTGACCCAGTATTGTGATGTACAAATTTTTTGATATACCGAACTAATAACTTAATATAATCGCCTTTGTTCCTTTTGTCAAATACTTTAACTTCACCACTAGGAGTAACCATTAAAGTGATCAATTTAACTGGAGCGATATTAGTCAGTTCATAGTAAGCAGCAGCATAAAACATTTCTTGAACGAAATAGTTTTCAATCCACTCCTCAGGTTTAATCTTATCTGATGTTTTAAAGTCTATAACCGCAAGTTCTCCTTCATATTCTGCAATACAATCTACTCTTCCAGCGAGTCCAAGATATTCTGAATATAAAGTCCTTTCAATTGCATGAATATTATTTATCTTATCAAGATAAGGTTTAGCATGAATGAACATAATCTTTGTCATTGGTTGGTAATTGTTCCAATCCAATTCCTTGTTTTCCAAATAGTCCTGACAGACTTGGTGAAAATCTGTTCCTCTTGCCGTTGCTCTTTTAGTAATACGGTTTGCTTCTTCAAGACCAACTCTTTGTCTCCACTTAACAAAGATATCTTTGTTATAAAAGGAAGTAACAGAAGTAATAGAAGGCACCCAGTCTCCATTGGGCAGATTATAGAGACGGATGCTTTCTGTAGTTTTACATTCTAGTTCAATGTCACCCAGATAATTATGATGAATAAAACTCATAGACCAGATTCCATTTTTGCAATAATATACTCTTTAACAAATCCAGAGCGGACAATATCTCCTACACCAAATTCAACAATATCAATTGAAGGCATTACACGGAGAATCTTCATAAAATCAATAATACCATTCTTTTCGTTTGTTTTAACTAAGTCAGATTGAGTAGCATCACCACAGAACATAATTTTACTATTCTCTCCAACACGAGTAATGATACTATCAAGTTCGTGAAAGTTTAGATTCTGAAACTCATCTACAATAATGATTGCATTGTCCAGAGTAGTTCCCCGAATAAAAGAAGTACTCCAAAAACTAATCGTTCCTTGAGTTTTGAGGTTTCCATACAGCATTTCGAACGATGCTTCATCAGGCAACTCAAACATATACTTAACCATATTCTTATATGGAATCTGATAAAGAGAAGACTTATCTTCATGGTCTCCAGGAAGGAAACCAATCTCACGAGTTGCAACAAGAGACCTTACAATATAGATTTTCTCATAAGGAGTTTTTTCATCAAGAACATCTCTTAGTGCATTATACAAGGTAATGAATGTTTTACCTGTACCAGCACATCCATAAGCAACAATATTTTGTTCTAACTTATAAGACTTAAATAGTGCTTCTTGATTATCTGTGAGAGGTTCAATCTCTCTTATAATATCAGAACTAATTGGTTTTTTCCTTTTCATTTGCCTATTACTCATACCAAAAGGAACTGGATTCTTGGGAGTATTTTTTCTTGCCATAATAAGAGTCAGATAGATTTTACTTTTGAACCAGGAACCTTTGATGCTCTGTGAAGAACATCATTCCATCCTGGATGAGATTTCTTCAGTCTATCATAAACTTCTCCCAGTTCTCCTGAACTTGGGCAAGTAGATGGATCAGACCAATCTCTATCCCACTCTGGATTGTCCTTTTTCCATTGATCCCAATCGTGAACACTCATTACAACATCTTTTTGTTCACCAGTTTCTTTATTAATAACAGGATAAGTTGCCAACTTTATTACTCCATTTTATATAAGGATATTTATTCTATGCAAATAGAAGGTGCATCTACACATTCTGCACAACCTTCACGAGTCCATTCAAGTGCAGAAGATACAGCAGGAAACTGACAGGTAAAGAGACAACGAATTGCTTCTGCAATATCCTTATGCTCTTTCTGTGTACCGTGTCCAGAGCGAAGATCGATATAGTGAATCCAGGACCTCACAGAACCCGTCATATAGAGGCGTGTAGGCGTTGCTAGAGGCAGAACGAACCTTGCACACTCCTTTGCCACTCCTGCCTCTAGAAGGCGATCGTAGAGTCTCTGAGCAGCTGCAAAATGAATCCGAATATCTTCAAGCAATGTCAGTTTCAGATAATCGCCCATATCATTAATTGAGTTCTGGCGATTTTTTGTATCCTGACGACGAAGTTCTGGCAGAGGAATAGTTCCACCAAGCAGATTCGTATCCGCATACCGTTGAGAAAACTCCTGAAATGTAAATGACCTGTGCCGCAGTATCTGAGCTGCAATACCACGAGTCGTATTAATCTCAACAGTCATTGTTGCCTGTTCAAAAATACTCCAGTGTTGATGCTTAATACAATACTTAAGTAATCCAGAGAAATTATCATTCTCTTGATTGTTTGGATTACTTACGCGAGCACAATATGCCATGTGCTTCTCTGCATCAGGAGTAACACTAATTAGTTTTACTTCTGGTTTCATAAGTTCGTAGTCTTCAAACTTCATCGTCATAAAATACTTCGTCGTAATCTGAAATGTACTGAGAGATTTGTTCGTATGGTAGAGGTTTATATTCATCTACATCAGAACAAATCTCTGACTTAAGGCATTCTACCAGAGATTCAAGATTTTGTACAATTAACTTAAGCTTTTCTTGATCCATTCATATCAACCCGGACAAAGGTAATTATACACAAAAAAAGAGGGGTAGTCAAGTACCCCTCTTTCTCAATCTCTTTGTCTCCAGTCATCTGGTTTATCTTCAGTGAAGAAATCTATAATATCATCCACTGTGTCAAATCCAGACACTCCTTTGGACTCGTGACCAATTCCACCAATATCAAGTTGGTTCAAAAAATCATCCAATCCACCTTCTTGCATATCAGGATTTTCTGCTTTCCGTCTTGCTTGACGAAGCAGAGTACCTGCACTTCTATTTGCCTGAGCAAGTTTCTCTGCCCAGATCATTTCACTCAATTCTACTGATTCACCTTTTACAATTCGTTCACATATTGCTTCAAGCCGAAGACGATATTGTGTAGAGAGCATAAACTTTACCAGATATAGTGTTATTTATTTTACCGTTCAATATAACTCAGAGTATGATTCTGAGCATAAAGTTGTTGAATAATGATGTCACAACCAATTTTGGGGTTGCAATCACCACAAGTATAGACATCAACTGCTGCTTTACCTTCCTCAGGCCAAGTATGAATTGAGATATGACTTTCTGAAAGAAGACAAATAACGGTGACTCCTTGTGGTTCAAACTTCTTTGAAATAGTTTGAATCACAGTAGCACCGCTTGCAACTGCTGCATTTTCTAGTAAGTCTATAAGACAACGCTCGTCGTCCAAAAGGACAAACGAGCATCCGTACAAGTTAAGTAAATAATGCTTCCCCATTAGACTATGGATTCTCCTCTGCTTCTTGAATTAGTTTGCTTACATATTTCTCCGTACCATCCATAGTCTTGACTGTAAACAGAGGAGACTTCATATACTTTTTAACTTTTTTATACTTCTTCAGTAACTTTTTAACTTCATCTTTATAGATTGAGACTTCAATCTTTTCTTCACTAAAACCTTCACTCATTTTCTTTTCTTTTTTGCCTCAGGTGCTTTGTATCCCCATAGTTTGGGATTAACTCTTCCATAACCAAAGTCAATTTTTTGAATAGAACCAGGACCATATTTGTCATAGTACATATCAAAAAGACTTACTTTTTTTGCTGCACGACAAAGATCAATACATTCTTTACCATCAACAACATACCAAACTAGATATGCATCGCTGGGAAAAGAAGCATCTTTTGTTTTTTCAATTGCAGTTTTTTCTAAAAGAATCTCACAACCATATTGAGAAGGAACAATATAATTTTCATTTACCTTATCCAATTGTTGCTCCTCCTGTTCATTTCTTACAACATTACGAAGTCTACTCACGAACGACCACCCCAAGTAATTTCAGGATATGCACTCTTTACAATTTCGTGATTGATTTTATATTTATCAATGAGTCGTCTGTCTTTAACAAGAATTAAAATCTCTGCTTCTTTCGGATGAAGACCCTGAAGAAGATTGATAAACATCATCTCTCTACGAATAGTAGAAAGTGTATTATTACCACCCTTCACATAGTGATAAAGGTTTTGATATTCTTTACGCAAAGAAGTGCGTCCCCTACCATCCAAATCTTGTCCAGTAGCAGATTCGCCACCAACTGCTTCTCTAGATAGATTTTGTGACAGAGTTCCAGAATATACATTCTGATCCTTTAGATCCCCATAAGGAACATCTCCCTCAGGAAGAAGAGAGATTACAGTATCATCAAAATTCCAAATAAAAATAGTCTTTAGAGAATCGTGTTCGTAGGTTTTAAGAACCTCGATTTTCTTTTCTGTAGAGCGTTGCTTAGAAGCAAGTTCTAGAATTTCAAAAACAAATGGATTTGGAGGAAGACTGTCAATAGGTTTTTCAGTCGTCTTCTTCGTCTTCGTCGTAGTCATAGTCATTCTCAAATCGTACTGCTAAAATTTCGTCAGGAATAATATTCCCATTTTCATCAAACATCTCTGGATGCGTGTTTAGTGAAGCAATATAATTTCTTTCATAGAAATGTTGCTTTGCCATCCATCCTAACATACCACCAACAAAAAAGAACATTATTGAAACTAATGTGCCGATGGTTAGAGTTACTGCTAACATTTTTCTTTCTCCAGAGAGTTATTTTTTTCTAATATCAAAGTGAAATTCAATGAAGAAATGAAACTCTCTACGAAAGAGAGAAATCATTTTACCAAACTTCACTTGAAAAGTTTTTGGCTTTGATGACTCTCTCTTCCTCCTATTCCTAAGTAACAGTTCAACACCCCGATTAATCTGGGGTTCTGGTTTATTTAGTTTGCTTTTTCCGTCTTCCTGGTCGTTTATCATGGTTATATTTCCAAGCGTCTTCAAGAATTGCATAAAGATAATTTCTTATCTTTCTTGCTTGTGGTTTTGGAATATGACCATAACCTTCACGCAATTGTTTATGTATTTCATCAGCACCACCTTCTAGATATTCGTCCAGATCCATCACAAGATTACTAATTTCAGTTGCAGTGGTACTTTCAATAAACTCTTCTACCTCACGCCTAAGTGTTCCACGAATTTTTAAGTAATCATAAAACTTTAAAACAAATTGTCCATTGAAAGCAAGATCGATTGCCTTTTCAACATCAAAATAAACTTCGTGAAAAGTAGATTCCATTAGACTAGATTTTGCTCCTTAAGATATTGAACTGTGTCCGTACATCCTCCAAGATGTGTTTGATCATTCAGGATAACTTGAGGAAATGTAGAACCTTCCCCAAATTCAGAATAAAATCCTTCACGATCAAAGTTAGTCCCTAGAGTATAAACTACATGCTCAAGATTTGCTAACTCTAGCACCTGCTTGATTTTGCTGCAATATGGGCAACCGTCTTTTGAATAAACTGTAAATTTCATGATTGTTAAGTATATAAGGTAATTTATACAATTACAGGTTCTGCCATTCTTTCGGGCAAAACATTTTGTGCTTCAAGTTGTTTATCATCTTCCATTCTTGTTGATGGAATATTTACAACCTGATCAAGAAGAATTTTAACTTGCTTGTAAGTCCTCCCCTCTGCAAAAGATACCATCAACATAGCATCTTGAATGGTTGCAGTATCACAAATTTTTTTACCATTCCTATCAAAGACTGAATAATGATCAGTATATTCAATCTGTTGAAGTTTTTGTATCTGATTCATTTGATGTAGATGGTGGTTTCTCATTATAAGTCTTTTTTGGAGAGTTGTAAAGTCCAGGCCAAGTGTCTCTGATGACTTCTGCAAGTTTATATGGAGTTGTTGAACTTATCATGAAGCATTATTCCTTCTTGGGCGATAAATGTAAAGATTAGTAGGTTTTGGTGGTTTCATCCAGTCTTCTATTTTATTCAGACTATCTTCATTATAGAAGTCTTGTTGGACATACCACAACTTCCAATACTCGTGTCCCTTGGATTGATTACAAGAATGGCAACAGCATACCACATTTTTTGTAATATCTAAACCACCTTTTGATTGGGGAACAACGTGGTCTAATGTTAAATTCTCTTCAGAGTTACAATACGCACATTTATGATTCCAACTTTCTTTTATGTGTTTTCTCCATAATCGTTTTGCTTCAGATGAACTTGTTGTCTGCAAATTAAACAAGTATTCTTGAGGCGATTGGAGAATATCCATAAGTACCTGCGACTTGTGAATATTTATTTTATCTAACGTGGTGTCCTCCGAACATGTAACGCATTCCATTTAGAATCTTTGCTCCGAACGATCCGAGATTGCGTGAGTTAAATCTTTCAAATAAGGCAGTAGTAATAACAGGAGCGGGAACCCCCAGATCCACAGCGGCAGAAACAGTCCAACGACCCTCACCACTGTCGGATACGCCTCCAGAGAACTGTTTAAGGCTACCATCCCTGCGTAACACATCAGCAGTAAGGTCAAGTAACCAAGACCCAACCACGCTACCACGACGCCATAACTCAGCAACCTCAGCAACATCAATATCATAGCAGTAACTTTCTGGATCTGCCATTGGGGCAACCTCAGCATCACCTTCTCTAACATACTGAGCACCTGCATTAGCGTTCTTGATGATGTTAAATCCCTCTGCATATGCCTGCATAATACCATACTCAATGCCATTATGCACCATCTTCACAAAATGTCCTGCACCTGGACCACCACAATGTAACCATCCATATTCGGCAGAAGTTATGTCCGAGTCAAATTGAGTCCTGGGGGCAGCGTCAATTCCTGGGGAGAGGGCATTAAAAATGCTTTTACAAGTGGCGACTGCAGTATCTCCACCTCCAACCATAAGACAGTATCCACGATCCAAACCATAAACACCACCGCTAGTGCCACAATCAATATATTGG